TTATTCCAAAATTACGTTAAATCACGCTTGTGAATTTTCACTTGCGAAACTTTAGTATAATAAGGTGTAAATGAGTATAGAGGAAATCATAAAGGCAGTACGTTGGTGCATAGACGAGGAATCCAACAACACATCGGAAATTGCCGATGAGAAGGATGATTTGTATATGGACAACATCATCAAGTCGAAGATAAACGATGCGCTGCATTGGATAGCTATTACTGCTGCATCTTCGCCTGTCCTGTCCGATTCCAAGAGCATAGGCTCGACTTCCGACACAATTCAGGTGTCAGATTTTGATTCTAATCACAACATCGGTGTTATCACCATGCCTTCCAATATGGAGATTATTACCATCAACCGCATTCGTGGCGCTTCTTGGTATAAGGCAGTCACCCCAGTAGAGGACACCGATGATGAAGTTCTTATGATGTACGACGATACCGCCAATGGTACCATTGATCGCCCACAGGCTGCCATCATGCGAGAGAATCCAATCAAGATCCTCATGCAGCCCAAGACTTCAACGGCGGTCATTACCTATGTGGGCGTACCTAAGTCTGTGAGCACAGACGCTTCCACAACAGATGTTTCCATTCCGGACAAACTAAAGAATGCCTTCATCTATTATATCGCCTTTCTGCTCCTCTCAGCCTACGATGATACCAAAGCTAGCCAGATGTACACCATCGCCCTGCAACAGCTAGGCGTAAATCAAACCTCAAAATAAAGACGATATGGAGAATGTAACAGCCACATACGATGTTAATGAACTTGCGTGGGAAACTCCAATCCTTACCCTCCACCGTGATATTTTCCTAAGAATCACGCTAAGGGAAAAAGGAAAGGTGGTTATCCGTCAGTCAGATGATAAGGGAAATTTCCCTCGCGTCCCAATACGTCGCCACAAGGACACCCAGTCCTTCGAGTTCCGTATCTCGGTTATTCCCGATACCGTCCAAATTCAAATATTCACTTCTACAGAACCAAAAGAAATAAAATATGCCTACATTTAGACAAGATGAAAAGCTTGGAACGAAGGTGCCGCTGATTAAGACAGCCGACTTTAAAGACAAGTCTGTCACAACAGAGAAACTTGCCGAAGGCTCTGTTACCAATTCAAAGTTAGCACCAGAATCCGTTACACAGGATAAGTTCGACAAGGAACTGCTTCAAATCTTCGAGGCGGCAGCAGGTCTTCCTAAAAATCTCATAGAGATGATACAGAATGTAGATAGCACGCTTGTAGATCATCAGCGGCAAATCTCTTCTAACGATGATGATATTTCCGACCTGCAAACCAAGACCAAGCAAATCAAGGACACCGTAGATGGCATAGCCGTCAGCGGTGGAGCATCCGTAGGCTCGGCAGTAACCTACGACAATACGCAGAGTGGCCTTGATGCTCAAAATATTCAGAATGCCATTGATGAACTTGTTAATAATCTCGGTCACTACGAAACCAACGAGGAGTGGTTGCGTGCCTACACCGACGCAGAAGGCAAGTTCCTTTGGGGCATCCGTGTAGATGGCAGTATAGACTGGGCAGTCGGTATTCCTCGTCCTATACAGAAGAAAATAGAGAAACTGATCGCTACCGATACCGCCATTCAGGAATCTATCACCCAGCTTCGCACAGAGTTTACAGAATCTCTAAATAACGAAATTCAGTCACTCAAAGACAACGAGATCAAGAATCTTCAAGATACAAAGGTAGATAAAGAGGAAGGCAAATCACTCATTGAAGATGAAGTAAAAGAGTGCTTTAGAGTAATCGAAAATGAGGAGTTCATCCATGCAGTAATAGATTCTGAGGGTAGACTTCTCTTTGCTATCTACAGAGAATCTGGCAAGCCATATTTTCCACTCAATGAAATGTATCACGTTGAACAGAATAAAGAGTTCTTCGCTGTCTGGCTTGATGCTGTTAACCATGTACTCTTTGGTATCAGAAGAGACGGACAAATCATTGGCGAAATTCATGCAGTCAATGCCTTGAAGCAAGTTATCTCTCAGCTTCAATCAGATGTAGCTTCTTTGCAGGAGAAGGTAGGTACAATAGATACCAATCTCAAAGAACTCCTTGATGTTTTCTCTTTGCAGGAGAATCCTGAATATCTTGCAGTAGAGAAAGATGCAGAAGGTAAGGTATTGTCTGCAACAAATCCAGATGGTAGCCACTATATCCATAACGCCAAGTCTGAGACTATCCCAACAGAGTTTTCTCATATTGAAGATCCTGAGGGTAGAACTGAAATCACAACAGATGCAGAAGGTAAGGTATTGTCTGCAACAAATCCAGATGGTAGCCACTATATCCATAACGCCAAGTCTGAGACTATCCCAACAGAGTTTTCTCATATTGAAGATCCTGAGGGTAGAACTGAAATCACAACAGATGCAGAAGGTAAGGTATTATCTTACCGTGATGCTAAAGGAACTAAGTTTGAAAAAAACTTCAAAACAGACCACTTAGATTTATCTGATGATGGTATGACTGATTTTGTAAAGGCACTAAATGATTCAGGTTTCAAACTAGAATCATCTTGTGATTGGTCAAATTACGTAAGTAATAATGGAGAAAATCCGTTGCATTTACCAATACCACAATGTGCCATAATCAATATTTCAAACGAAAGTCATGATGCCGTCTGGCCTGTAACAAAAAGCAATGACTACGAGTATTATATGGAATATCATGATATGCTTGGCAACTATTTTAAGAAGAATATAATAATGAACGCTCAGGGTAATAGTAGCATGGTCATGATTAAGAAGAATGGTGCTATAGATATATTTGATTCGAGCGTTTATGACAACAAAGGTAAAAAAGGAAAAGGCAACACTTTTGGTATTAAATTCGGAAATTGGGTAACTCAAGATAGTTTTCACTTAAAGGCATTTTATAATGATTTCTTTAAGGGATGCAGCTTCGTTACTTATCAAATTGCCAATGAGGTTATGTTGAGTTATGGAATCACTAAAGACAGACCTTGGAAAAGAGCCTTAATTGGAGATTATATTGGTACAGGGCAAGAGGGAAAATCAATTGACGATATTTCCTTACAGTTAGATGATGGTGCAAGATGTATGCCAGATGGATTTCCATGTATAGTATACCTTAATGGTGATTTTTATGGAATCTACAGTTTTGCTCTTAAAAAACATCGTGACAATTATCACATGAAAAAGAAAGATGGCAATCACATCCATCTTGATGGAACAAATATAGATTTTTTTAATGGTAAAATTGATTGGAGTGGTTTTGAGGTAAGAAATCCTAAAGATTCAGAAATGTGTTGCACTTCTTTAAAAGAAGGAGCATCCGAATATTTGCCATATTCTGGAGGAAAAGAATTGCTAGGTGATGATGCAGAGCATTATAACCCTGGAAATAAAGCTCATGTTCTCAGCAATAAGGTAAAACGTAGTATAGAGAAACTAAGTAAGAGATGTCAAGAAACTAATGCTTTGTCTTCAAACGAAGAGAAAAAGCTTTACCTTGCAAGATACTTTGATGTAGATAGTATTCTTGACTATATCTTAGTTGCTACTGCTGTACATGATACTGATGGAGGTTATGCAAATTATCAGTGGATTACTTATGATGGAGAAAAATGGTTTGTTTGTAATTATGATAAAGACCGCAGTTTTGGTAACGGAACTGAGTACATGGAACAGGCAATCACTACGGGTAGTTGGATTTACCAAAATGTAACAATATTTAAACTCTTTGAGGATTTATTCTCTACCGAGTTGAAAGAAAAATGGAACGGATATGTAAAAAAGGGAATATTTACATACGATAACTTCATCGGGAAAATTAGTCAATGGGTTCAGCGTATAGGGCAAGACAACTACAAAAAGGAATATTCAAAATGGAAACAAGCCCCATGTAATAGAGATGATAATGTTAATAGAGACTATTGGAAGACAAAGTGTAGAGCTGGCCAATGGTATTGGTGGCAATCTTTCAAGGCTGGGGATTTTTGCTTTTCACAAGAAAATGAATACAAGGTATACAAAGCGTTGAAAAGTTCCAATAATGTTGCTGTCACTAATACAGAATATTGGCAGGATGTAACATACTCTCCTGAAACGAATTATAATGTTGGAGATATATGTGGATATGGATTTCATTTTGGAGAGTCCTTTTATGTAGATAATGGATTCTATGTATTTGAGGCTATCGCTGCATCTAATAATATTCCTCCTATTTCAAAGATATATGACGAGTATCCTCGTATCATGGGGTATAGAGATAATATTTGGAGAGTTTCAAACTACATAGAACAGACATTGAATACAATTCAAAAATATGTAGATAATTTATAATTTTAATTTATTTTATTATGGGAAAATGTTTAGTAACAAAATTGAATGGCGTTGTTGATAATGACAACTTAAAGAAAATAGGAGTTTTAAAGATTCCTATTCCTCCTATGAGTTCTTCAAAAACATTTATAATAAGAAGTGTAAATGGGAGCAATGGTAAAGTAACAATAACGGATAAAACCAATGGCAAGGTTCTATCAGTAAATGTAGAGAACAATACAAGTTCTAGTTATAGCTCTTTTCAAGTTCCAAATGGAGGTTACATGGAAATTTCAGATAAATATTCATTAACTCAAATAGAGTTAAATACTATGACTGCTAAGGTATTAAAAGACTATGTATCTGAACTCCCTACTATAGATGATTATAGATATTGTAAAAATATTAAAAACATTAATTGGGGTGTTTTTGCTGGTAATGTTTCTGATTTAGCAGAACTTGATAGTTTGAAGGATGCTACAGTGACATATTTAACAGGTGATATCGTAGATTATATATCTGCGCGAATTGCTAAAGGATTTTCAGCAGGCAAAATTGATATGAGTGCTTTTTATGAAAGCGCTAGTGCTGATCATATTAGTCCAAGTGTTAAAATAAATGGTGTGACACCTGCCGAAACATCATTTCAAACTACATATAAAAGTGTGCTGAAATGGGAATCTATAAACAAGTACTATTGGTTAGTCAATAACCAGAGCACCTTATATGTTCATGGCTACACAGATGAAGAGATAGAAGGGAAAAAAGGTTCAGGGCTTGAATTTGAGCATGTAACAAATACTATTAAGGTGTAAATATTCTAAAACTGACTCCTAAGCCACCACAGTAGAGTTTGATACATACTCAGAAGTCAATGCTTACGTAGATGAGCATAACTTGGTGTATGAGGAGCCAAAGTATGGGGAGTAAACCATATAGATAAAGAGAAGGGTGAATCTTTCGACTTACCCTTCTCTTTATCTATATCATCAGGAGTCATTTCATCAATTCTGTCTCTCAACATTTTAATAATCTCTAGTTGTTTGTCAAAGGCATTCTGCAATGCCTTAATAATACCCTAAGACTTTTCTAACTGAGTATTAATATAAAATAAACAGATGCTTATAATGCCACACCGTTAATACTACGGCTTACATCTTCATACCCAGTATCGCCTCTATCGGGGTCATCTTCATTCATACCACCGCAGCTTCCAATGGCGACCAACACAAATACTATGAGAATAACCCATTCTTCTGTTTTCATAACTATCTATTAATAATCATCATAATCAGCTTCCGATTCTGCATCTGAAGCAGCATCGTAAGCATCACTAAAACTTCCATCGTCTAGTGCGGCTTGAACGTCTTCCGCATAAGATCTTGCATTGTCTAACTTTTCTTGCAATTCTTCTATATACTCAGACTGCTCGCTGATTTTTTTCCTTAGAATCATAATTGTATCGTTTTTAGATTCTATCTCCTCTTGCATATCTTTCTTTGATGGTCCACAAGATAGGAGAAACATACAAAATATTAATGGCAAGTATCTCATATTTGTTTCTTTTTATAACATAATTTGCAAGCTTTTCGATTGTCCTTCTTAGCTTGCGCTAAACTAATTTCTTTAATTTCTCCAGTGCAGTGTCGAAGACCTCTACAGGTTTTTGTCTTATGATAAGCATAGGCATTTGGTCCTGTGCAGATATAAACGCCATGGTTTTCTATGGAAGAACAGAAAAGTATCGCAAAAAGCAAAAATGTTTTCATTGTTAAAAATATCACTAGCTTCATTTATATAATAATGTGGACCATAATATAGTGTGACATAGATATATGTTGCGCCTCCCTTACTTTTTGATTTTTGCACAATTAGAGTACATGCAGGATTTTCTTTAGGATCTGTTCCCGGTTCTGCAAAATTATAGCATTTGTAACCTTGTTCGTTTATCCATATATAACCTGTTCTATATTTTTTACTTAATGTAAGTTGTAAGTTTTCCCTAAAGTCTTTTGCTTGTTGTGAAGCATTAACAGAAAAGTTCTTTTGAAATTCTGCATAATAAAAGTACGAATTGCTTCCACTATACTGAAAATCAAACTCTCCCATATTGAATGTATAATCACCAACAGAAATTTCGAAGACTCTTAACGTTCCTTTATCTTCCATCACATTCAATGTACCATATCTGTTTTCAAGGGAAGCTTTGACAGAATTGTAACTATTCCCAAAATTTATACCTAGCACAGAATCTTGTGCAAGTATTGTAATAGGAAGACATACCAAATAAAATAAAAACAATAATTTCTTCATACCGACAATATTCTAAAGCGTTATTTTTCTGCAAAAGTAGCAAAAATATCAATAGGTTGTACCGGACAAAGCTTACTTTCTTCCTAATTTAGAATTTTGCTAAATAATTGAGCATCATCTTACTCATCATAAATCCTTGAAAAACAGTTATCTAAACCTCAAAAACTTTATTTTGAGCATAGTTAGGCAGAGCCTCATCTTCTTCGTAACTTTGCACCAAGTTCAATAGTGAACGAAACGAATAAACTATTTCATTATGTCAGAATCTAAGACATACATCTTTGGTGAAAACCAAAACGGAGGTTCAAACGGAATGCTTGGACTTCTTGCTCCTCTGCTCCAGAAGCAGGGTGTAGATCCAAATGTGCTTCTCGCTATGAAGGGCAACAATGGCTTCGGCGGTGAAGGTGGTTGGTTCATGTGGGTTATCTTCCTCTTCTTCCTTATGGGTTGGGGTGGCAATGGCTGGGGCGGCTTCGGCAATAATGGTCGTGGCGGTCTTGCTAACGAGATTAACAACGACAATGGTCGTGCCCTCTTGATGGATGCCATCGGCGGCAATCGTAATGCGCTCAGCAATTTGGCTACTCAGCTCAACTGTACCGAAGGTCAGATTCAGAATGCCATTTCTGCTTTGACTTCTCAGGTTCAGAGTGTAGGTAATCAGGTAGGTATGAGTGGCATGCAGACCATCAATGCTTTGCAGCAGGGTAACATGCAGATTGCTCAGCAGATTGCAAACTGCTGCTGCGAGAACCGCTTGGCTATCTGCCAGCAGACTGGTACCTTACAGAATGCCATCAACAATGTGGCAGTAGGACAGGAGCGTGGCTTCTCTAACGTAGCTTACGAAACCCAGCGCCAGACTTGCGATTTGCATAACGCTATCAAGGAAAGCACTCAGACCATCGTTGATGGTCAGAAGCAGGCTGAGATGCGTGAGATGCAGAACAAGATTGATTCTCTGCGCGAGGAGAACAGTACCTTCAAGTCTTCTGCAATGACCTCTCAGATTGTAGGTCAGGCTGTAGCACCTATCAATGCGGTATTGGCTGGTTTGCAGAACGAGGTGGCCGGTATCAAGTGCAAGCTGCCAGAGACAGTAACTACTCCTTACAGCCCATTTACTGCGGTTCCTAACTGCGTGGCCTATCAAGCAGGTTTGTATGGTTTGAATGCTGCCAACAATGCAGGATTCTGGGGTTAAAGAAAGGAGGCTGCTATGTTATGGTTAAGACCTTATACATGGGTGAATCGTAACGGTTCGGCGGCTATCGCTTCAACAGGCGTGGCGGTGAATACTGCCAATGTGGTGTTCACCTTTAAAAACCACGCCTTCGTGAATGCCAACTACAGAGGAACGATTTTCGTAAATCTGAAACAGGCTATTCCGACTGGAACGACTGGTACGCTGCCTATCCTTTTCGAGACCAACGGTGTAACCCAAGCCGTAACCAAATTCAATGGTGAGGCATTAACGGTTGCAGACGTGCCGGGAACTGGAGTGGTTCAGCTCTGGTTTGAGAGAGACACTAACACCCTTCAGCTGATGACGGGTATTGTTTAACAAACAGAATAGATAATAGGAGATTACATTATGTTTCAAGGTTTAAGAACAAATTCTTTATTCTATGTCCTAGATAAGGGCGAAAACCCGAACTTGCAGATTGGTCAGGTTGTTTCGGTCAGCAACCCTCAGACAAAATATCCTACCTTCAATAATGGATTCACGCCTCAGCCTATGGAAACAGTGGTTGATGTGAAGGTGAAGCTGAATGACGAGGAGGTGGATTTCAAGCAGCTACCTGCTAACGGACAGATAGCCAACGACAAGAATCTTGTGGTGAGCGACAACAAGGAAGCCATGAGTGCAGAGGTCGATACGATGCTGAGACAATCCAAGGCGATACTGGAGAGCGTAGATTACCACAAGAAAGTCGTTGATTCTTGTGAGGGAATGCTATTGCAACTCAACCCCCAGATAGCCAAGGAGAGGGAACAGACTGAGAAGATCAGCAAGCTTGAAGGCAAGGTTTCTGGCATGGAGGGCAAGCTCGATAAGATGATGGGATTGCTCCAACAGGCGATAAACAAGTAATCTCCTATCTATTCACTTTAAAAATCTTAGAATTATGATAATGGTTGAGATTACAGAAGACAAGTTTGATGGCTTGTATGAGAACGTGGAGAAGGGCTTGCGCTACTTGGATAAGGCGATGAACTGCCTCGGCGAAATGAAGCGTGAAGGCAGACGTGACCGATACGGCGAGCGCAACCGCATGCCCGATTACAGAGGTCGTGGAGGCAGAAGTGGTATGCGAGAGCATGAAGAGTACGAAGACATGCGCCAACGTGACGACAGAGACCGTGGAGAACGTGATTATCGAAGCTACGGCGACGAGTATTAACTAACTTGGGGTTTGGTAGTGAAACAGATTTCGTTACCAAACCCTTTTTAATATCAGAAAGATTATGGAAAGAAAATACAGACAATCTTTGAACGCCTACGATTATCAGCCAGAGGAAATGAGGGCTTACCTTCGCTACAATGGCTGGCACTTCAATAAGAAGATGTGTGAGTGGGCAGTAAAGCAGATGCGGAAAAACGGTAAGCCTATCCGCATGATGAGCAAGGATGATATAGAAGACATTCTGAAGAAGAACAACATCGTCCTAGATAACAACGTAGGCTATGATGCAGTTTACATCGCTCACATGTGCCTGGCAGATTTCTACGGCTCATCCATCACGGAAGAAAAGCAGATGACCCAGTTCATCAAAGACTACGTAGATGATGAGGATCAGCAGGACGGTTTCATCTTCAACCGCTTCTATGCAGATACATCATTCAATGGTGTGGGCATTCCTTGGGAAGAGATATTGTAGTTTATAGTTGATAGTTTAAAGTTTATAGTTTTGACTGAGCAGGAGATTTACTTGGAAAGGTACGACTGGACAGTACATGTAATGTACGATGTCCACTCAAAGGATGCCATGAAGGTAAGAAGGCATCTTCGGGATTTGGGATGCGCCGGCATTCCTCTCGAAGATGCCTGTAATCTCGTGCTCGAAGGTGAACCCAACAAAGGCATCACCTATTCCAATATAGATACAAGAAAAACAATAGTAGTAATAGGCTGGACCACCTCAAAAGGGGAGTACACAAACAGCCTAACCCACGAAATGCTCCATGTAGTTCAGCACATATCCGAACAGTTCCTTATAAATATGTACACCGAAGAACCCTGCTATCTTCTAGGCTCCCTCTGCCAAGCCGCCACCAGCAAGAAAAGCCCCCTCTAGCCCCCGTTCCTCAGCATTTTATGCTGAGTCCCTCCTTATTTAGTAAAAGTCTAAACTACGCAAAAACCACCATCAACCCGATACAACCTATCAAAAAAATCCCTACCTTTGCACCCAGAAATACAAACGCATAAAACATTGATTCATGAAGAAATTATTATTTATCCTAATGGCAGTTCTGTCATTATGTGCATGCAGCGATAGTGAAGACCCTGCAGAAGTATCAAACAAATTCACTATTGATGGGAAAGACTACCCAATAGAAAAAATAACAGTCGGCAGCTATAATATTGAAGTAAAATCCGGCAAATACACCTTGAATGCAATCACAAACGACAGGGTTCCTCTAGGCAAGAAAAACTACCTTTCAGCATTTCGTTCATTTAATGCAGGTGTATGGGAAGAAAGTGAAGATTATCTTTATGGCTATGGTAAATACATCTTCCTATGCGATCATGAGAATTTATCAGAGTCCTCTTATCTTTTAATTAAAGAAAACGATGAGGACAATAGAATATATATAGAGGCTTTATTTGGTAATGGAACAAAAACTGTAACACTTACATATTTTGGAACAGTCGATATTAGCCATATAGTAAAATAAGGAGTGAGCCTTGCGCCCACTCCTTATTTATATTATTCCAATCTATCCAGTTCGTCCACCGCATCCATCATGATCCTGTCAATATTCTGATTAGCGAAGTTGATGCTCTCGGTATCAGAAGACTTATCTCTGAGCTTCTTCCATCGTTTCATCTGCTTCTCTGCCAGCTCGATGATTCTAACCTTAGCAGCCTCCTTGGAGTTTTGGAAGTGGAAATACTCACCGATATTCGTGATTCTCTTATCCAGCGGAACGTTCTTCGATTTTAGGCGGTCCACGTTTGCCATGGTCTTCTCCATTTCGTCCTTGTAGTTGTACCACTTGCTCTTGGTTCGCTGCAAGCTGCTCTGCTCACTAGGCGTATAAAGAAGAGAGCGAAGGAAAGGAATATCCTTGGTTTCCGTATCTTTACCGTGCTTAATAACACCGATAGCTCGCTCTGTAAAGGTAGCAGCGCCACCACCTATATCACCGATGTAATGATTCAGCATACTAGGGTTCGTCACCATATCCAGGAAACTGTTGCCCAGCATATCCTCATTACCCTTGGCCACATCGTTGGTCTGGGCATTCACCCATTTATTCACAGCCATATATCCGTCAGGCACACCCTTGTAGGCTCTCTGCCAAGCAGGGGAATTTTCATTCCAGTCACCACGTCTTTCAATCGGCGCACCCTTCCAGTCGGTATTCAACTCCCATTCCACGAAAGGAGATAGGGCAGAAGGAGAGATAGCCTTGATGGTTTCATTCAATGGCTCCTTGCCAGCCGAAGAGTTACCGAGATAGTCCATTACCGGCACAAGCTGCGACATACAGCCCACGGCATCCAAGGCAGGATTCTTCTGTCCACTCACGTTAGGCGAGAAGGTCAATCCAGCCGCCAAGTCACCCAAACCATAGAAGGCTCTCAACTCGATGGCAAGCGGAATCGTTACAAACTCGCCACCGCCCTTGTAGATGCAGAGATTGTTTCTTCTCACGTAGTCAGGCAACTCGCCGTATGGGTCCTTCACTCCATTTCTGTCCTTCTCGTCCTCACTCGCAATCAGCACATTGTTACCAAGTGCAGCCAGAGCACCGAGGGCAAAAGGAATGGCAAGCATATTGATAGAAGTACCTACAGGATGATTCTTCAAGTTCTTCACCAGCAGATTGGTACTCTGAATACCGGCATTGAAGAACATAGAACAATGTCTGAGATAGCTAGCCGTAAATCCGTAAGCCCATCTTGCAGCCGCCTTGCCGCCAGTCATTTCTCCGTTCTTGAAACTCTTGATGGCATCACCGCTTCCATGGCGGTTGAAGTTGGTAGATACCTCTTTCGCATCATAGACCGAACGGATGATAGAGCGGTTACTGTCTCGGCTCGCACAGTAGGTAGCGAATCGGGCGATATTCTCAGCCACCTCGTTGATGTTCGCTAAATTTCCGAAGAAGAAGTCACGAAGGGCAGCGCCACCCTTTTCAATCTTGCTTCTTTCGCTCTTCACATCTTTTTTGTACTCCTTGGTCCAGTCCTGCATGTTCTTGATCTGAACCCAACCGGTTTCGCCGCCGTTCTCCATAAACTCCTTGAAATATCGCTGAACCTTGTCGCTCATATCAAGTGTTCCGTTACGATACTTGGCAAACAAGCCCAAGCCAGTAGTTCCGCTCAAATCCTTGAAGCTTATATTTGAAGCACCCTTATACAACCCCAACTGAGCATAATACTTCGCCCAGAGCGCACCATATCTTGCACCTTCCTTAGAAGTAACGTTGCTCGATGCAAACTCCGCATCACGCATGATGTTTCGCATCACGAACTCGGGGTTATAAGATGTACACAACTGTGCCATCATTCTAGAAATAGAACTCAATGGTTTCATGATTCCCTTGGCACCCGAGTTCTCCAGCAATCCATTCAACGCCTGCGCCGCTCTGGGATTTCCGTTGATAATAAAAGAATGGGTCCTTCCGGCAATCTTCACGTCCACGATGTGCTGCGATTTGTTCTCTGCTCTCTGGAACTTATAGCCAATACTGCCTCGTCTGTAAACCTTCGATGCCAAACCTTGTGCTGACTTCGCCTTCATGTCTGTATTGAAGTCTGCAACTATCTGGTTGATTTCGTCAGCAGTCGCATCCTCTGGAATATCAGGATAACGCTCATATACAATGCCAGTCCTAGGGTCCTTCTCATACCATACGCTTGTTTCGGTAATCAGATTGTTGCCCGAATTATTTCGCGCGAATCTTGCGAAAGCCTGACGGATAGCATTCATACCACCGTTCTTGATGGCTCTGTTACCCATCGCACCAATCTGCGCCAGCACGTTTGTTTCGCTCAGATACTTGTGTCCTCTCGCTCTCATGATCGTGCTTCCGATGTAACTCTTCGGGTCTCCTTGCTCAGTAATGTAGCCATAAGTATCTTCTGCAGTAGCCTCATCATACTTTCTCAAAGGCACATACCAGTTGAACATATTCGATACATGACCATGCAATTCCTTGCTGATGATACCATTCTTGTAGTCGCTATCAATGGAATACTGGGTGGCAGCCTTCACCTTATCCCAATAGTCCTTCACAGCTCCCTTCTTGATGCTCTCCATCTTCGCTTCCGAATCCATCACACTCTGAATAGCCTCTGCATCATTGTAAGGGTCAGAAGATTTCGCCACTTCCTGAATAGCGTGAATACCCGAATAGTCATGCTCGCCAGCTTCAAAGTCAGCATCAAAATAATTTCTGATATTCTCATCCATCTGTCTGTAGTACTCCTTCAGGTCGATGTTGCCAGCCTTCAACTCATTGTCCAGATACTCCTTTTCGTTGTACCAGCTATTCTCCAACAAGTCAGCATCCTGCTTCTTCTGCTCGTCCATTCTCATCTTTTTGAGGAAGTCACGGACAAAGAACACTCTGTTTCGCTCCAAACCATGCTTGGTAATCATGTAGAGATTGAAGTTTCTAATCTTCTCATCGTCCTTCTTGCCGTCGAAAGCATCCAGTACGCCGGCCATGGCCTTATCAAGAGGCTTCATCACGTTGCGCTCAAACATCTGAGCCGCATCACTCATCGCACCCTGCATGGTGTTCTGCAGTATATAAGGATTCTCCGAAGAGGCAATATCCTCAATCTTCTTGTCTGGCACAATCGCATTCATCAACTTCTTCAACGATAGCATATTGTCCATATAGCTCTCGGTGAACATATAGCCATGCTCATCAAGCGAACGGTGGTATCTGTCAAGTGCCGTGCCGGCAGATGGGGTAGTGCGGAAGTGAATCTGTCCGTCTGTAGCCTCATCCCACTCACTCTTGGTCAGACTATCCATGCTGCGAACCTTTCCGTCATTTCCGTAGAACATACCATCATGTGCCACAACAGCAGGCATACGCTCATGGTCGAGACGGTATTTCACCGCCTCGGCTCTCAGTTTCCAATAAGGATCATTTGGATTCTTCTGCAAGTTCTTGCTCAACCAGAACAGATACTTCACATCTTTAGTATTAGGAGCAATACGATAACCGATTTCATGAAGGAAATCAGATACCTTATTTTTGATACCATTCCAGAAGCCAGCTTCACCCTTTCCATCCTCGGCGAGTCGGGCGATACCTTCCTCAATGGCATCATAGATATTCAGAGGATTGAACTTTCTCTCCTCATCCACCAGCTTCTTCAAAGCCGCATTCTCAGGCTTATCCAAGTCGTACCATACATCACGAAGGAACTTGTCGAATCGTTCATCACCAAACAATTCTCTCATTCCCTTGTGTCCAACCACCTCATGCCAGATAGTCTTCTCGGCAGTATATCTATCGTGGATATTAGGCATATAAAGATGCACCTCGCCAGTCTTCTCGTCATACCAGCCAGTAATCTTTCTACCTTCCTCAACAGCAGCCTTAGCCGCCTTGTTGGTTATTTCATCAACCGATGAAACCATGCTAACCTTTGCGCCAGTCTTCTGAGCCACCTTCTCCACATGGTTTTCAACTGATGAAGTAGTGTAGTTGCCATCGCCATGGTCCGTGCGGAACTTGGTGCCATTATCTGAATTTGAAGATTTTCCTATATTCTCCATGAAGTTTGCGACAACATCATTTATGTTCGAATATGGAATTTTATTTTCGTCATATTTTATATATTTTCCAAGCTGGCTTTCGTTCATTCCTATATCGAAATTAGCCCTTGTCATAACCTGACCATCAGGATAATATGTTTGGTTTATGTAATCACCATCATATCCATTCGCTTGAATCTTATAACCGCCTTCATAGTCTATGCGAGTCATTTTCACACCAGCATCAGTAACACCCAGCACTCTTCTACCAAGCTCTTTGCCTAATTGGGCATCAACGTGAGGCTGTCCGAACAAATCATTTGATGTTGGATATTTGCCGGGATGTTCCCTCATCCATTCACGGAGACCAACAGGCTTTACATCAAGTAGAGGCTTCTTCTCCAATCCTCGATTGTTTGTTCCCGTAGCAACAACAGATGTTACATTAGGCGCATCGGATATATTCTCAGAAGTCTTGCGCTCCTCCTGTACCTTCACGCCCATCTTAGACAGGCGGTCCAGTACTGGCTTCAACTGCTCTGGTTTAAACTCAGCAAGCATATTGTTGCCTCTTGTTTCGAAGTTATTGCCATTAACCAGTTTCAGCAAATCTTCATCCATAAAGTACTTGCCGCCTTTCGCCTTGCTCTTCGGTACACGAAGCTCGTAGAAGTTGCCACGATTGTTGTCTATGCGCTTCACCTTTACTTCACCATCCGATGAAGTAACCTCGTCAATACCACCATGCCAAGATGAAAGTTCAAATTTCTCAGTTACACTATTGATAGGCGCATCTGTAGTCAAGCCCTTAGGGTCGAATCTGTCCGGCATCAAGATACCAGTCTTCACCTCGCCAGTATCAGTTGTATATTTCACCAGTTGACCGCCAAAGCCCTGATCCTTGCTGTCAACCAAAGCCTGCATCAGATTACCAGTTACAATATAGCCATTCTTGCGGCTCTCATTGCTAGTCAGTCTATCCCAGTTATCAAAGTTTTGGTTCAATACTCTGAGATGGCTGTCTCCCATACCGGCAGCCTGCTTGGTCATGCGGTCAATAGAACCGATAATATCCACCTTGTTTTCACCAGAACCCACCTTGCCGTCAATAGGGAAAGTAATCTTTCTTCTGCCATCCAAGGTAGCGAAGGAAACAGAAGAGGCGTTAGGCGAGTAGTTATCAGTAATCTTGATGTCAATAAGTCTACCATAACTGTTGCCGAATCCGCTCAACTCGTTTGGATTGTTCATATCCGTAGGCAGAGCGAAAGTTTGGTTTGTATCGAAGGTATCAAGCACACGCTCAAACATTTCAGCCTTGGCTTTCAGGTTCTTTACCACATCGTTCAGCTTATCTTTCTCATGCTTGTAGATGTTGTCATACTGATAGCCAGCCATCTTCTCTATCTGCTCATCGCTCATGCCCGAATCCTTCTGACCTTTCTTAGCGTCCTTGATATATTTCTCCTTCGCCTTGGTTGCAGCCTTCACGGCACGCTCCTCATACTTCTGAGTCTCGTCCGCAATCTTCTGGTCGAAGTACTCCTTCACGGCAGCCTTCTTATCGGTCTTGTATTCATCCCAAGTCTTGCCGCCAGTCAAACCATCCTGCGAAGCCTTCACCTCAGAAGCCTTCATTGGTTTCTTCAAGATGACCATGTTCACCTTTTCTATATAGGTATTGTCGGCAAAGGCATTATCGCCGCCCGGCTCTGCGCCCTGCTTCCAAACTTCCTTGTGGAGAGTCTTAGCCTTCAGAGGCAGCTCGGTAATCTCAAGGTCGTTCTCACCCATTTCATTGAGTCGCTGAATCTCGTTGGCGTAAAGTTCGCCAATCTCCTGCAACATCTTCTCCTGCTCTGAAACTCTTAACAGAGCCATACGCCCAAGAAGTTTGCTAGCATCGGAACCAGCTTCGCCATCACCAACACCGCCACCGCTTGCGACAAGAGCCTGTGGGTCGATTCTAGACAAATCATCGCCATGACTCTTTTCCCATCCGAATGGGTCTGCCATGCGTGAATAAAGGTCAAGATGCTCTGCCATATACTCACGAACCACCTTATCACCATATTTATTGGTAATATCGGCAACTTCCATTTCGTTGAACTTACTCTTCTGAGAAGAAGTTGTGTTGGCATCAAGAGATTTCAACTTAGCCTTAAACATCATCAGTAATCGCTGCTCGGCAGGGATAAGTGAAACAACATACTCGTATGCGCCTCTAGCTACCTGACCGGTTCGGTCGATACGTCCACGCATCTGTACCTCATCGTTTACGTCAAGCTGCTGCTGCGCCACGATCATCACACGCTTCTTCTGGTCCTTATACTTGCTCGAAGCATGAAGGGAAATACCGGTTGCTGCACTCTTGTTGAGAATAAGCGCATCAATCTTGCCATCATTAAAGTCGCGCGCGAGTTTCTTCTTGTCTGTATCAGCACGCTTCACCTTGGTAACAGTTCCGTTGTCGTTATAAACGAACTCGGTCTGTCTACCGGTCAGCTCGCCAACCTTATAGCCAGCCTTCTGCAGTTCGTTCTTGATAACATCAATAGGGGAGAGTGAAAGACCGGTACTTGTCTGCTCAATCTTCTTTTCCAGTTCGTGATAAGCCTCAACTGCCTCATTGCCCAAGTCTTCAAGCTTGATGTAGCCGCTTTCACTATTATCCTTTGCGTCCTTCTGAGTATAGCGAAGTGTACCCTCCAGACCCTTCTTCAAAGATGTGCCCAAGTCTGGTGCGTCCATTTCCTCGCCAAGTGCAAGGTTGCCAGTCTGAGATTCGTTGGTATTGTTCAACGCAATCACAGGCTTCATGCCCTGCTTCAAATAGTCGATGGCACGTTCTGCAGCAGACTTCGCTTTCAAGGAGAGAAGAACCTGCTGAACGGTATTGAATGCCTTGCTGGCAAATGGCTGATTCTTGATACCCAGGGCAGCCGTTCCCTTCTTGATTCCCATAGTAGACTGAATGGCAGCCAACTCGTCATTACGCTCATCCACGTAACTTGAAACATATTTCTTTTGGAAATTGATAATATCATTAAACAAACCGATGATACTATCATACTGTTCTCGCTGCTCCTGCACTCGCTCAGGATCATCAATCGCCTTCCAGTCGATGGTTACGCCAGTCATATCTCGCTCACGGCGAATCATCTGACCGCATTGCGTCAAGGTCTGGCTCATAATCTCCTGCAAGGTTGCACCACCACGCTTTACCGCATCAATCAAATCGGATGATTTCATACCGCCTTCATTCATGGCAGTACGCAAAGCGTAGATAGGCATGTTGTCTGGTCTCTTGGCAAAGGTTGCAGAGAAGAAGGTAACGTTCTTTGCCTTCTGAATAATGTGTTGGAAATAATTGCCCTGTCCGCTATTGCCACCAGCCGTGTGGCTTTCATCAAGGATAAGATAGGCGTTACCCATCAGTTTTTCAATAGCATCACGTCTTTTCTGTCCGCTCAGAGCAGCAGCGCCGAATGTCTTACCCTTCGCAAGTTTCTTCTCTTTTCGTGCACCATTCTCGTCAAACTCATACACACCATTGCTTACTTGACTGTAAGTAGTCAACACATAGTCGTATTCGTCTGGCAGTTTTCCGTTCTTTTCGATGTAGTCGAGCACTCGCTTCACCTCGCTCTTCGATGGCAAAGCAAATACTACTTTTCCGTCTGAGTCGGTAATGGCAGCTTCCTTGGCACTACCGAATACAAATGGTCTTAGGTCTGGGCTACCAATATCCACCAAGTCACGGTAAACATCGCTCAGCAATCCTGCTGTCTTGGTGAAATATACCGGAACCTGACCCTGCTTCTTGGCGTATCTGATAAGCGAAGCAGCCTGTCTTCCCTTACCGATACCGGTCATATCGCCGATAATGAAGGCGTTGCCCTTCTTTGCCTGCTGCAAGGCAAGGGCTACAGAGTCAACCTGCTCTGCTGCAAGATGAGAATACAAATCATCCTTATCATTATATCCCAGTTCATCAACAAGGAACTGGTCTGCATCGCCCAACTTTTCAAGATTCTTGTTTACCGCCTCCTGCTGATCGGCAGGCATCACGGCTTTCAGAGTGAATGGATTTCCACTCTTAGGGGTATAGGTAACTTTCTCGGTGCTTAGTCCACGTACGGATTTGTCCACCCGCTGTAATTGTCCCCGTGGTCCGCTTCCGCTCCCGGTGCTGGCAGGTTCATCAGTACTTGACTGAGCGTCATTCCGTCCAGCTCCTCCTGATCCATTTCCTCGCTGCTCATTGGTTCCAGTGGTTGGTTCTTTGCTTGGAGAAGGCTCTGTCCCTGTTCCGTCTGTTCTACTATCTCCATTAGGAAGTCTTCCATCTTCTCTTGGCTCGGTTCCTCGTTGATTTTCCAAGTCATCATGGGTTCCTGATACGGAAGTGGAGTCAAATAGGTCAGACTCTCGCTCACCATCTGGTTTGCTTCCTCCTCGTTCTCCTGCTCGTACTCTCTCTTTAGGAGTACCAGCAGAGCCTTGTTTATCAAGTTCTGGTTGAGCACTTCTTGTTTCTCCTCCGATGGAAGAATCCATCCGTTCACCTCGTAGTATATCATCTTCAATTCGTTTATAAAGTTCGTCATAATCTTTCACGGTCTCTGCTCTAGCCTTATCCTTTACTGGTGGAAAGGCATTCTCGTTCAAGCGTCTTCCGTTTATTAATATAATACGTGTAGGATAGCTGGTTCCCTGCTTTGCATAGAGACCACCATCCACATTAATCACGTCCTCCACATTATAGTGGCTATAGAGATAACCAAGGAAAGCCTTATCCTTCGGATTCAGACTTCCGTTCTTGGCGTATTCTGTCTTGCCGCCGATGATAATGGCAGCACGGCCATCGTCCTTCATGCTCTCCAAGGCATTGATAGCCATCTGTCCTTCCAAGGAAGAAATCTTGTAGCCGTCATACTCCTTAGGGGTAGCACTACCGAATGGTGGGTTTGTTACCACCACGTCAACGTCCTTGTCTGCAAAAGACTGAGTTCCGTCCTGACTGGTCACGTTCTTGAAACCCTGTCTTCTCAGGTTCGCCAATCGCTGTGCATCAATATCGTTCACATGCACCTTATCCATAGGCAAGCCGATAGTAAGCATACCGTTGCCGGCACTAGGCTCCAGAGCACTCTCTATCACCTTACCGTTGCCCTTCACATACATATCCGCAAGGAAAGCATAAGGGGCTGGGGTAGAGTACTGTTGCTTCATCACTCGCTCAGAATCACGCTGGTTGAGGCTTGGCTGATTCTCATAGAGATTCTTGATGCGCATGAACTTTCCAGCGTTGTCGGTAGCTTCCGAAGAAGCGATAGTTCTTGCATACTGAACGATAGCCGTCTCGGCAAGTTCCTGTAAGTCAGTGTCCTTAATATCCTTCAAGCCATGCTTCTCAGCGAGCTTTCTCAGCTCCACGATACTCTTGAACTTTTGTCCGAAAGCAAGTTTAGCTTTCACGGCACTAATAAAATTATTCTCATTCTGCTTCCGCTCTTCTGCTGTCTTGGAGTCACCCACCAGATTCTCCTGATGCTTAGGCGAAGTCTTCTCGTAGTAGTCAGCCCAATCCTTCAAACTCATGCGCTGCTCGCCATCGCGATAGCGGATATTCATCATCTGCTCATAGATGGCATCCACGTCTTCCTTCTTAAAGAGCTTGGCAGCAGGAGCAAACTCCTTGCGCATTTCCTTCACCACGTCTTCAAGATTGTGCATACCTCTCTTGATTCTCAGATAAGCATTTTCGGCCATGGCGCTCACCAGCTTAGGCAATACCTCAAGCTGTCTGGAGTTGAGACCAATGAAAGAAGCAGGCATTTCGTCCTTGCCGGCATTCTTGAGCATATCCCAAAGGTCATTAACCTTCTTGTTGGAAGCTGCTACTGCTGCATCGTCAGCCTTCTGCTGAGGTTTCTTTTCTGTTTCTACCTTAGCCTTCTTCTCCTTTTCAAAAGCTTCCGCTGCATTCTTAATTCCTTCAATAGGGTCAGCCGATGGTTCTGCTTTACGAGCCTCAGCATTAGGCTCAGCCTTCTGTCCTCTGCTCTTGGCAAATATACTTTCGTAGATAGCACGATGCAAATCATCCGTCACCTCACCGTTCAGATAATCAAGAGCCATATCCTTGGACAAATCATCCACGTCTGTCTTCATGATCTCATCCTCAGTCAGAGGATGCTCCTTCTTGAACTCTGCTGCAGCCGCCGCAATCGGGTCAAAAGTAGGCTCTGGGTTCTCTTCCTTTGGAAGGAGTGGGAGAGAATCTTCTGCTTGCTTGCTGTCAATATACTCAGTAACCTCATTCAAGTCCCCAAACTTCTTGCCATCATACTCATAGTAAGAACCGGTGTATTCGCCCTTTTCGTTTGGCTCATCCACCTTCATCACTTCCTTGTCTCCATCAATCACAATCTTTTGCTTCATGATAGGACCATTCTTTGATGGAGTCTCGGTTTCCTCGTCAGTAACCTTAATACGACTTTCAAGTTCTTTGTTTACTAAGTCGTCTGGTTCTTCTACTCTTGGTCGTTCTGGTTCTGTTCCTGCTTCTGCTGGTTCATTTCCTCCTGATGCTTCCTGTTGAGGTTCTTCAACGCCTGAAACATCATGGCTTCCTTCAATTTCTGAATGTCCTGTTCCATAATCTTGCCATTTTTTAAAGTTCAAATACTCATTAATTAACTCTTCCTTGGTAGGAGCTGCCTCAAACATATTGCCCTCGCCAGTATTTCTAGCCTTAGCGATGCGGTTGTATTCGTCAAGCAAATCTCTGAAATCAGAAACCTTGCCCTCCAAGGCCAAAGCCATCATCTGAGAGATAGAAGGGTAACGCTTAGCCGCATCCTCACCGAACATGTCTGGTGTTCTCAGCAACGTATCAACCTTATTGCCGCCCTGTCTTGCCTCATAGAGCAACTGAATAGCTTGATCAATCTCATCACGAAGAGAGAACTCGCCCAGCTTCATGTTGTCCATTACCGAGCGGATAGCGTTGATAGCCTTATTCTTCACCGTAGAGTCGATGCCCAGCATTCTGATAGTCTCTGGCTTGAAGATAGAACCCAAAAGAAGGTTCTTCACATACTCCCTGCCTTGTGCAGAAAGTCGCTCAGGGCTATCCATCATCTGTGCCACCTCGTTCTGTCCGATGATGCCTTTATCTACTAACGTCTTCACCAAGTCATTTATTGCCTTGGAATTGTTAAAGAAAGCATCAAGAGAGCCATTTCCTTCAATCTCGGCAACAATCGCGCCTACCTCGTCAGAAGTCAAGGTCTTAGCCTTGGCAACCGCCTGCTCCGTATTACTCTGAGTCTTCTTCTCATTACGGTTGAACTTAGCGAAGGTAGCTGCATCGTATGGCAATCTTTCATCCGTCACCATTACCAGACGAGGATGCTCGATTCCGCTCTGCTCAATCTGCTCTCTGGTAAAGCCGAAGTTCTCGGCATTCTCTAGAAGGTCGTTGATGTATTCGCCGTCCGTGCCTTCCTTTGCCGCCTTCTGTCCAGCCATCGTTCTACCGTTACCATCATAAACGATACCCTCGTCAGATACAACTGGCACATTCTCGATAGCCATACCGTTATACTTTCGGGCAATCTGGTCCGTATTCTGCTGAGCCGCCTTGTCGTGCTCATAGTCACGGTCATTCACGGTTCTGCCCTCAGCATCGGTAGGGAATCCCTCAGATTTCTTGTAGCCATTGTTCACATCGTGAGAAGGAGTAAGACTTTCAGCCGGAACAATCTCATAGTGTCCCTTAATCTTTGTCTCTCCGTCAGGCAGCATTCTTGTGCGCTTGTTGCCTACAAGTCTAGGTGCATTCACAAACTTCTGTGCAGCCACGCTGCCAGCTTCATGTGCGCCCTCAGTCTGTTCTGTATTACCCACGGTCTCCGCAACCTTCTTGGCTGTCATAGTCTTCTTGATATTCTGAGCGTGGTCCAACTGTTTCTTGGCAGCTTCAATGGTCTGGTTCTTCAAAGCCTCCTGCTCCATGATGTCGTTAGGCTCGGCGGTATAGTCCACCTTCATCTTCTCGGCATCCTTCAAAGCATTCTCAGCTTTCTTAATCTGTCCGTCAACCACCTTTTCGGCATTCTCACCGAAATCCTCAGTAAGAATCTCCGCACTCTGCTCAGGAGTCATACTAGCATGATCAGGCGTAGGTCTTCCCTTGCTGTCAGTAGTCATAGGAACCTCTGTGCCATCTACAAACTTTCTGCTAGGCTGAGGCTGCTCTTGTGGTGCTAAGTCCTCATTTGTGGTATTATCTTCGCCCGAAGTGGTATTATCTTCGCCCGAAGTGGTATTATTTTCGCCCGAAGTGGTATTATCTTCGCCCGAAGTGGTATTATTTTCCGATTTTGTGGTATTATCCTGTGGTGCATTCTGCTCCTGCTGTGCCTTGGCAGCATCCTGCATTGCCTGCTCCTGTGCTGCCTGATTGTAAGGCTCAGAGTTCTTCATCTGTAATCTCTGACGATATTCTGCAGCAAACTGTTCTAGAGGTTGACTTTGAACCAGAGTAACCTCATCTGCCTTCACATAAACCATTTCCTTTGTATTAGGATCTAGGCAGACAAGCATATCACCGCTGCCTTCCTTGGCTCTACCTGTAGTCTGGTCGAAAGCAACATCACCCGAACCAACAAGAAGTGTTCTTCCGCTGCTGTCTTGAACATACAGAACCTGCTCGCCATTCATCGCCTGACCGTTCAAGGTTCCGTGATAGCTCCAATCAGAAATAAAGCTCTTCACGTTTTCCTCTATAGCATCAGCAGTAGCCTGCTGCATACCCTGCACTCTAGCGTTCGCATTAATATATTGGGCAAGTGGGGTTAACTCTTCTTGGGTCAATCCATTCTGAATGAGTGCATCGTAAATCTGTGCCGGTGTCAAGCCCTGCTGGTGCAATTTCTCAAATGTTTGCTTGAATACATCGTTGCTATCCATCGCTGCATCAAGGGCTTGCTCTGCGTTGCGAAGGTTGCGCAACTCATCAACTACCACGCCGCTATCCGGATTGTCTGTTCCCAGACTATGCTCCTCGGCAACCGTCTTACCTTGGCTGGCAGACTGGTCTGCGTGTGGCTTTCCGCTAGGGAAAAGTCTGTTTTCAAGCTCGCTCTTCACATAATAGAAGATTTTGTTCTCCTGGTCGGTGCGCTTCATCGGGTCTTTGCGCATGATGTTGTCAATATCAACAGTAATGTTCCCCTTGTCGTTGATCATCTTCTTCCATGTGTCAATAAGACCATCAACAACGTCTGCGGATTCTACTTTAAGATCGCCATACGAACCGTAAACGTCCACATACTTCTCCCAGTCAAGATAGAGCGCACTCTTCGGGTTGCGCAAGTCATTAATCAGCTGGGCGTTTATCGGGTCTGTAACATCCTTGCTTGTGTCATAGCCGTTATTACGGAGGAAGCCAAGTGCCAGACTGGTAACATTTCCGTCCTCATCAGTCAGCTGCATATCCTTCATCTTGGAATAGCCAATCAGCGACATCATATCGTCATTATCACGATAAAGCTTCTGCTTGTAAAGGATAGCTCTGCGCTCATCGGCATTCTTATAAGAGGTACGTGTAAGCAGCGTTCCGTTCTTGGTGTATTCCAGAATCTGCTTATTCTTCACGTCGTTCACGCTGCGGTAGCTTTTGCCTCTTGTGGTGTTAAACAAGCCCATGGCCGCATTCACCTTCTCTTTGGTGTTCTGAGAAACGTCTGGGTCGTTCATAAAATCCGTATATGCCGTTTTGTATTTCAGATCTCTTAGAGCAGTCTTCGATGCACGGTCCACCTTCACGAAAGCATCCATCAGATTCTTGCCCGATGCAGAAGAAATCAATTCATTCTTCTCATCTGGAGTCAGACGAATATCCACGGCAATAGGGGAGCCGTTGGCATTCTTGCCAATCACGAAATTACCGCCGCTATTATGAGTAAGATGATGCAGAATGTTGCCCATCTTCACGAAGTTGCTAGGCTCGCCAGCCTTGAATGCGCCAACCATCACAACATCTTCTAACCAAGTACCAAAGGAAATATCCTTGTCGCCAGTCACGTTGTCGGCAACCATCATGGTCCCAGCCTCAACGCCGAGACCGGCAGCCGTAGCACCAAACTTCTGCGCTCCATGAAGCAACCGCTCGCCAGTGCTCTTCTCCATACCTGTAATACCGAACTTGGAAACCCAAGGAGACATGATTGCGCCCGAAACTCCAAACATCGCACCCGTTACCGCACCATGCTCAGCACCTTTCAGACCAGCCTCGCCGATAGCCTGCAGCGAAGTATCATCGCCAGTAGAAGCCTGATTCAAGGCAGCAGTCACACCCGAATATCCTGCAAGGTTCAGCGCACCTGTTGCTGTTCTGGTTCCCAATCCCGACATGATCTTCTGTGCCGTAGTCATGTTCGCCACCTTGAAAGCCATCTGTTGGGCGGTAAGTTTCTGTGCCGCCTTCATCACGCCAGCCTTCACCAGTCCGTTAGTCAGAACTCGGGTTCCTGTATTCACGGCAGCACTTGCGCCGGCACCGATTACGGCAAGCGGACCAGAATCAGCAGCCATGTTTACGGCAGTAGAAGCGAATCTCGTACCGATGCCCGAGCGATAGGTTTCATCCTTGTGGCCGGCAACCTTCTGAATCTCCGCATCACCATCCGCAATAGCAATACCTTCCTGCAATCTCTGCCTTGTATCTCTAGACATCACAGATGGAGTCACCATCATACCGATAATAGAGTTACTGAGGTTCTTGGCAATATAGTCAAGCGCACCATGAGGCATGATTTCCTCCTGATTACGCATCGTCAGAGCTTTCTGAGCATAGTTCATAATCTCTGGAGTAACATATTTGTCCACGTATTCCTCTACACTCATGTTCAGTTTCTCTGCGCTTTCGGCAATATGGCGCTGCATTCCCTTCTGCGAATAAATCTCGCCGATTTTCTTGCTGAGATTGTTCATCAGAACGTTCTGACGGTTCACCTGTTCCTGCGTCTGGGCATCACGGAAAGCCTGTTCCTTTACCGACTGAGGCGCATAGATGCCGCCCATCTTGTCAAGGTTCTGCTGATACTGCTGACGTGTCAACTCCTGCGCCTCGTTTATAGAAGAATCTACAAGTTCGAGAAGATCATTACCCAAAATACCTTTGGTCTGTCCGTCATTTCTTACGAACTTGTTGCCCTCCACCTCATACTGAGCAAGAGTTCTTGCATCATCCTCTCTCTGCTGCTTGGCTCTAGCCTGTTTAGCCTCAGGAGTAGAAAGCTGCTGCATCGTTTCGTTGAAGTTCTTGGCAGTAGGGGTCATTCTGCTTCTGCTGATAGGGGTAGCTCTCTGCTGCTCCTGATGTACAGACTCCTCCTGTGCTCTTTGCATGCGCGCGCGCATATTGCTAGCCTGAGCCTGCTGCATCGGGTTCATCTGGTCGTTGCGCATGTGCATCAACCGCCAGTTCTGCATGTAGTCTGTACCAGAAGCAGGTGCCGTTCTTGGCTGTTGAACCCTCCGCTGCTTGCTCTGATGATACTGAGCCGCCACTTCCTGCGCTCTCTGCTTCATAGTCTGCTTCTTGACAGGCTGAACTGGCATCTGCTGCTGAGGCTTCGGATTTACTGCATGAAGTCCGAGTCGCTGCGCAAACTCCTCATACGAATTACTAGAAACAGCACCGTCTGCATGAAGCGCATCATAGAGCTGCTTTCTGTTCTGATAGCCCTGCTTGCCCGGCGCATACACGAACTGTCTGAAATGTTCTCTAGTTCCAGATACTGCGCCATCTGCTTTCAAGGCGTTATAAAGTTGGTCAAATTTATCTCCAGCCATATATTATATATTAATGTTTATAATCCAAGTTTCTTTGTATTCTTATAGCCATTCTTCGACTTGCCGGCAGGTTTCGGTCTGTTTCTCGCATTCCTAGCCGCATTCTGCGAAGCTGCTGCCTGACTGGTAACAGATGCACCCTTTCTTCTTGTGGTGGTCGTTACCTCTGCGCCAGTCTTCGGATTGATGGTTTTTGTACTGGTAGAAGTAGAAGTCTCGCCCTGCGGAAGCTTGCCGTATTCACGGTAGTACTCCTGTTCCCACATGGTCTTGTTAGGCTGATAGCGCATCTTGCCGTTCTTATCCTCAAACCAGTACTTGGCACCCGAGCCGCTACCGCTCCTGCCTGACCGTCCACCGCCGCCACGCCCCTTATGGGTTGCGTTATACTGCTGAATAGCCAGACGCTGCCTAGCCTGCTCATCCTTCACCTTGTCACGCCCCTTCTTATACTCGAAGTCACGCTTATCCTTATCCTTCTTATACTGGTCAGCAGCCGCATCCTTACCCTTTCGGTACTCAAACTTATCCTTGGCAAGCTGATTACCCTCACCACGAAGCCCCATAAGATACTCCTTATAAAGCTGATCAGCCTGTTCTTTTCGGTTATCTAGGTCGAGATTTGCCTGCTTATAGGCAGCATCCGCATCAAGGGCAGCCTGTTTCTGTCTCTGAGCCTTTCGGTTCTGATAACCCTGTTCCATCATGGACGTAGGGTCGTTGAACACCTGCAGAGGCGCACCCTTCGAAGTATTGATGATGTTTCCCATGTGGCGAAGAGCATCGGCAAAGGCTGCGATATTCTCACGGTTGGTAGTGATTCGGCGGTCATATTCGTCAGGAGTCTCGCCCTCACGCATGCCCGGTCTGCTCTTCGGTATAACCTTGCCGAGCCAACTGAAAAAGCCGCCATCCCTCTGTTTAGGGTCAGCCTCAAACTCTGGAACCTGCTGTTCCTGCGGCATCTGAAATCCGCTCAGAGCAGTAGAAAGCGTATCATAGCGTGGTGTTCCGTCAGCATTCCAACCAGTAGAAGGCTGCGGCATTCCCTCAAAATTGCTCTGAGGCTGGGGAGTATTCTCTGCTGCATCGCCCATGTAAGGAGTCTGTACTGGTCCCAAGGCAGGGTTAGCATTACCATCCCCCTGCGGAACGAACTCTTCCTGCTTAGGCATCTGGGTGAAGTCTGTAATAGGTGCTGCGCCAGTCTGAACAGGCTGAGCCTCAAACTTACCGGTAGCACCGCCCCCATTCCCGAAGAAGTTAACGCCAGCACCGCCATTTACCCCCGCGGCTCCTCCATTGCCTCCATTCATCACCTGATCATAATCGGGATATTTCGCCCTCATCAGGTCATGCACAGCCTCAGGATAGCCGCCGATAGTTACCGGCTTCTTCCTAGGCTGCTGCGTATTCTGATTATTGTTTACTGCCATAGCTTACTTATCTTTTTTTGAACTTCCGACTAGGTTCCATCACTTCCATCTTGGTGGGAATACCATCACCTTCAAAGAGCTGCTTTGATTCGACAGACATAAACTCTATAACGTCATCGAGTACTTTGAAAAGTTCCTCTGCTGCTTCCTCGTTCTCTTTGAGTATCTTAGCGAAATCCTTACCGCATCTAACAATTTTACCAAAATAATCTCCATCTTCATCTCCTTTGTCCACCCCAATCTCCACAGGGCTATCGGTAGGATGAGTATCTCTGCCGGAAGAAAGTTTCTTCTCCTCTTCCTCGCTAATCTCAGGCAGCTGAGGGTTGAATCTGTAGCCTTTCGCCCAAAGGCGACATTTCTCGAAGACATCAGAAGGAACGAGTCCTTTGCTAACTATAATCTTAGACAACTTCTGAATCATCTTTTCAGCAGCAATACCGTATTCACAATACTCCTTGGAAGCATTGCGAACCATCCTAACCAGATTATTTGTTCCTTCCAATTCCTTCTTGGTAGCCGCCAACTCCTTACCCAAGTCGGCAATCACCTCGTCCTTCTCTGCAATCACCTTCTCTTTGTAAGCGAGAGCACTCTCGGCACTCTTCAAAGCCCGAGCATCAATCTCGTCAACAATCTTGTCTGCAAGCTTCTTCTTCAACTTCTCATTCTCCCCAACATATTTCAGACCTAACTCGGCAAGATTCTTCTCACGAATCCTTGTAAGGCGAAGTTCCTCTGCAACGTCAGACAAGACAGCGTCCTTATCTTTCAACTGCTTCTCCAACTTGCACAAGTCTAAAGAAGAATCGGAAAGTTCTTTGGCATATTTCTTTGCCAATTTTGTCTTTTCAACCAGCTTCTTCTTTAATTCATCGATTAAGTCCTCATTCTTAAAACACGTATCAAGGTTTCTGGAATTGGCTTCCCTTGTGTCATGCAACAATGATTCAGTATTTCTAAGATCTTCCTTCAAATCAACATTCTCTGCAACCAACTCGCAACAACCCTTGGTCTTGCGCTTAATCTCCTCGTTCTTGTCATGGATGATGTCATTGAGTCGGGAAATCTCCTTGCCGAGACGCTTAATCTTCTTTGCCTGCTCATCCAACAAGGCATCGTTGAACTGGGAGGCTGCTTCTTTAATGGCAGGATTTACGCCTGAATCTTCCTTGATGCGGTTCTCTGCAGAACCAGGAGCCTTGGTGTTCTCTTCGTACTCCTTCTGCAAGCGAGCCTTGCGCTCATCAAAGCAGCTCATTTCCATACAGACAAAATAACCGGCAGAACAAACAATCTGCATCGCTTCACAAATATCAGGAGACTCGTATTTTAAAAAGTATTCACTTACAGCACTAGGTTTGCCAGGTCCTTCAAGACTGAAACCTTCTTCCTCCAACATCTTCTTTGCTTCTTCTAATGTCATAATCTATCCAATTAAAATAATGATTAAAAAACCAGCAAATGCGCCTAACGCATCTGCTACAATATCCTTGTGGTCAAACAAACCGTATGTGTTATAGTCGTATGCCTCCTTCAATATGCCGGCAATAACCGCAATCAAACAGGCTGATACCGCCGAAGCTGCAATGCACAGACCGAGCATGTTCATATTCAAAAGAGCAACAACCATCGTGATCAGGCAGCAAGTCTCAAAGTGCAATACTTTGTCCTCGCCACCAATTCGCTTTATAAAACTCTGAAATCTATTCATACTATTTTGTTTTAATATTAATCTTTCTTGAACATTTCTTTTGAGAATTGTACTAATTCCTCGAATGTAAATGGAGTGTTATCAACTTCATCGTCATGAGCCATATTCCATGTTCCCTTCTTTAGTTTCGGGAGGTTCTTTATAAAAGGCTTTCTGTTTGTATAAGCACCAGCTAAACCTTTTGGACTATGATGCCTTTCGTAATCTTTTCTACCGCACAGAATAATCTTTGTTCTATTCATAATCTTAATATTTAACTTCATTAACACTTCCCGAAAATTTAGGGGTGGGGAAAATCGGAAAACCGAAATCCAGAAAAAGGGGATGGGGGGAGGCAGAATTTCTTTATTTGTATTATTCTACTATAATTTGCAACGGTGGTCGAAGGGGGTGGGGGTCTTGGGGTCGCCTGTTGTGCCTCGTCCACCTTGCCTGTCGCTCGTCCGCTCCACCTCCTAGCTGCTACCCAAGTCCCGACAAGCCAACTGCCTTCTTCAAGCGGTATTGGTTCTTCTCCTCGGGAGACATCATGCTTTCAGCCAAGTAGTCGCTTGCAGCAGAATGAGCGGTTTGGTCTTGTTGTGCTACAATTGTGTTATCAATTGGTTTTCCATTTGAGCCTAAAGTGTTGGCTTTCACCCCTTTAGCGCCTTCGAGTTCTGAACCCACTTGGTTCACACCGAAATTGAACATCGCATTGGACGCATTTTGAGCCGCATCGCTAGTGGCTTGCGCCTTCTGCTGCTCGATTTGCTGACGTTCTCTAGACAACTGCTGAGTGTTCTGAAGGTGAGCATCCTCCACATGCTGCTTGCGAGCCGTGTCTTGCGCCGCTACGTTGGCTATCGTGTCGCCCATAGCCTTGTTAGCTGCCTCCTTCGCCATCGCCACGCTTGCAGCAGTTCCACCGCCAACGGCAGCAGCGCCATCAGCCTTGCGGACGTATTCGTCCTGTACCTCCTTCGCCCTTCTAATAAGGTTCTGCCCTGCTTTCGTGTCGAGGTAGTCCGTGTTGTAGTTTTTATCGTACCAAGCCTTCTCAGCGTTCGTTCTGTACGTGTTCTCCGCTTGTGCCCTTCTAGCCGCCTTCTTCGCCTTGTTAGCACCGAAGAGAGAAGAGCCAACGCCAAGTGCCAAGGATGCAGCACCTAAGACCCATTCTTTCTTGTCCGTGAGTACAGGGCAAGAGGTCAAATGCTTTGGGATTTTTGATAATATTTCCGTCATAATTGCAATTATTTGATGTTTCGAGGGCAAATATATAATATTTGAAGTTCGGTTTTGCCGTGTTCCAACCTCGTTCAAAATCGCCCAAAATCCCACCAATTTCTTTCTCGGGGCGCAATTCACCCCTTTTCCTTCTCCCTCTTCGCCCTCTAGAAGACCCATTTTGTAAACATACGTGATTATTGTAAAGAAAAGACAAGTGATTAATTATAAGCAAGTTAGTTTCAGTCATTCCCAAGGGAGAATAAAAGCATGTTGTAAAAAAAGTTCTTATTTCACAAAGGAAGTTTCTTTGCAAACAAAAAAGTGGTTTTGCATTAATAGGTACGCACGCACGCAAGGAGTTCGTTAGCAAACTTTAACTAGGCGTATTCTACCTTCTTGAATGGTTTTCACCCACAATCAACGCTAAAGTCGCTCATTTCTGCCGATTTTTGCGATTTTCGGGCAGTTGGTCGGGATTTCTCCCAAATTCGCAAGTTTTGAGCCGTTTAAGAGCCATTTGCAAGCAGATTAGAGCCGATTTTGTGTGTTTTTCGTGGATTTCATGGTTTTGTGCAAGATAATGCGCTCATCTAGGATTAAGGCTTTTAGAAGATGATTTAGGCGGTTTTTATTTTTCTAGTTGGAGAAATATTTTTCCCTAGTTAGGAAAATTGTTTTCTCTCCCTTTACTCTCTCTGTTGGGTGTGTGTTCCTCTTGTAGGTGAGGGTGAAGAATCCTCGGGGGAGATAAGGGGGCAGCGCCCCCACGGGCGCAAGCGCCCTCCCCATGCCCTGTGGGGCTGACGCCCTAGAAGTCTTCTTGCACGTAGTTGTATGGTCCATACATGATGCGTGCGAAATATCTATACCCATTGTATGGTTCATCAAACTTTACTACATCAACAACAAAGCCGTTGCCGAACCCACCTAGAGGAGAGCAACCACTCTTGTAGTACTTGAATCCGTTATCATCTATATCTTCACTCCACGCAGTATATTTACTTCTTGCTTTATCCCAAATCGCATCCCTTTTATTTTTTGCTTCTTCTGCTGTTTTACAATCATATCCCATTACGCATTGGTTCATATAGCTGAAAGCACCATCACGCTGAAAATCAAAGGATATGTATGTAAAATTCATACCGCCATACGATTTATAGTGATAAACTATTGTGTTTTCGTTTGTTTCTATATAATCAGGTTCGCCATATTTTCTTTTAAGAATCTCTTTGGCGGTTTCGTATGAGCTACCAAAACGAACTCCACAAACTTCCGTGCACATCTGTTTTGATGCCCATTCTTGGTAATGCTTTCCTCCTACTTTCCAATCATCACTATCATCTTGGGCATATCCACCCAGTACAGACAAGCACAATAACCCTAATATAAATAACTTCTTCATCTTGCTATAATCTTTAATTCATCAACTTGCTTGAAGAACTCCTCCAACGTATCGGCAGTATAGTGGATGCCCTTGTAGCGGATATAGCTAGCAAAGTCACCCTTCTTGCCTTCTTCGTCCTCAAAGAACTCGGAAATATCACACCCTATTACGTCAGCAACCTTGCGCATGGTTTTATACGTGGTGTTGCCCGATATGTTTGCGTACAGGGTTTCTCTAGTGATGCCCATTTCTTTCGCAACAGCCACCATGCTAAACCCCTTCTCCTTTATCTTGCCTTTAATATCCATATTCTGTATTATTATAATTTGACTGCAAAGATACACTATTTTTTTGTAACTTCCAAATCTTGACGCATAAATCATACTATAATACCACAAAATACGTAAAAGTGTAATATTCCGTTAAGAAACTAAGACTTTTATTTAATAAGTATTAAAATAGTACACTTTTTGCCCAAAATATTTGGAAGTGTGAGATTAAAGTGATACATTTGCACCCGAAATCAAGTTAGTTTGATTTCAGAGGAACGATGGCACGTTTAGAACTTCACGTTTAACTACCTCTATAAAAGTACAGATTAGTCGGGAAAGTCAGAGAGATAGAACTCTTCAAACATCAACGGAAAATGCGACCGAGTTAGTTGCCCTCTCAAAGCAACAAGACAAAGAAGTCTCAAACACTCATCACGCAAGATGTAAAAACGCTAGTCGTGTTAGACTAGAGAAACATCGAAACACGTCAACCCACGGACGTTAAACGAAGGGAGTTAGGCTGCATGAGACTTGCAGACGTTGGGAGCAAACGTACACCTGCACTTTGTATGTATAACATTTTAACAACAACAATTATGGCAAAGTTAGCAGATTATTACATTTGTGACCTTCGATATACCGAAGAAGGTTACGTAATTTTAGACGAAGATGAGGTTCAACCTCAAGGATATGAAGACAATGATGAGTACATCAAAGAGTTTTGGGGAGAATATCCGTTTATCGGGAAGTTTCCTGTAATGTACAGAGGTAAACTTGTTGATATGCTTGTGTTCAAAGATTACGAACAATACTTTGGAGTGTTCAAAGATGAAGGCAAGTGCATGAAGGACTACATAGTAGTGAAAGACTACGTATGCGAACCCGACAGGAAACCCGAAGTTGTTGCACAATTCGACACAAGAGAAAAGGCAGAAGAATACTCCTTACAACATGAAGGTTTATATTGGGTATATGAAATGAGCAAGGAATGGTAAGTAACAATGTGGGGAGATAAGGGGGCAGCGCCCCCACGGGGCGTACGCCCCTCCCCACGCCTAACGGACAAAAGACTATGGCAGAGTATATCGTAAATTTTCGCAAAATCGAAAGATTTGTAGACAGAGTGGTAATGACCCCAATATACACAAAGCACATGAGCGATAAGGAAACTGAGTTACTGAAAAGAAACCTTATCAAGGTAGGCTACAAGTATATTGGACGCAGCAAGGATATGTATGATAACTATTACACAACTTACGAGCGCAAGAGTATTGAGCAATCAACAGATAGTCGTGAGGTTATCTTTAGAGTTACAATAACAACATTAATTAAAATAAACGAATATGGAGAAGACAATAACACTTACGAGCGATGAGATTTCAAGCATCACTCTCGCTATATACGATAAGGTAATGAACCTTTCACAAGCAGTTCTTATTTGTGGTGCGGAACTCACACCGAATGCACAACAGAGAATTGAGAACTTAAAGGCAATCGCCCTTAAATTAAATGGTATAGAGTCTTAAAGATAGGAGATAAGAATATGAGAAAGAACAAAACTTACGAGCAGCAGAAGAAGTATTACGACGAGTATAACGAGTATGAGAGTTTAGGAGCCATTTTTCTGTATTGGCTCGAATGCGGTAACGAGACCGCAGCAGCCATGCAAGAGACCTACAGGGAAGGCACAAAGGAATGTAAGGAATACATTATGGAAGACCTCTTCCACCTTTGCGACAAGAAACAATTCTATCAGTTTGTTAGAATCTTCAACTTTGGCAAGAAGTAACATGGAGCGGTCAGCGAATAGAGGAGCACATCACGTTCAAGCCGTGAGACCGCACAAGTTTAATCAATTAATAAAGAAACAGAAATGGAAAAGAATATTTGTTTATCTTGCAGATTTGCATTCAGAAATGGCAAATGCAATCGACTTGTAGTATCTAGTATGGGTATGAATGACCGCCTTGGCAGTTACTATAAGAAAGACAATAAATGCCCTTATCATGAGGAAGGAAACGATTGCAGAAACAGAGATTATGAGCCTATTAATTTTTATAATTCATAACAATTAAAAGAAAGGAAATTGATATGAAAGTACATCACGTAGCACATTACGAGTATGGCAGCAGACCGCACTCGGAAATGAGAGAAAAGGAGTTTCCTACACGTTGGGAGGCCGAGAAGTTTTGTGAGGAATGGAGAAAAGAACATTGGTATTTTGGCGGTGCAGCATGGGCAGAAAGCATAACAGAGCCGAGACCTATAACCGCTAACGATGTTCTCGCAGCCGCAGTAATCAAAAAGATTTTAAGATATTAAGGAGGATTAAGTTATGGACATCACAATTTATGTATTAATCTTCTTAGTTGGCAGTCTTACAGGCTACAAACTGAGAGCAGCAAAAGACATGGAGGACGAGTAACATGAAGAAGAGAATTAAGATAGTTTTGGTAGCGGCAACGATAGTTGCCCTACCTCTTATGGGAGCCGGAATGCAGCAGAGCAAGAGCGAGGAGAAATCTTTGCTTGTAGACTTCATCGAGTATTGCAAGACATGTGAGAACCTTAGGCAAGTTGATCCTAACAAGGACTACACCCAAGCAACACTCCATGAGCTGAAGAATGCAGCACGTTTCTATGAGGAACAGGAGAACTTTGCCGACTGCACAGATTATCAGCAGCAAGCAAAGATAGACGAGATTATCGGCAGAACTTATGCCGCTAGAATGATTAACAATAACAAGTAACAAATTTAAATTATAGGAGATAAAATTATGAATACAAACAATGCAATTTATATTTTTGGTCACATGGTAGGTGTTGAGGTAGAGAATATCCAAGACGTAGTGAAGGCACAGGAAATTGGATTTTACCTTTCAGACGAGCAAGGCAATGGTTATGATTACACCATCATGAGAGAAGACGAAGAGGGAAACGAGGTGGAATGCGAACCAACAGAGCAAGAAATCTTTGAACGTGTTTCAACCGCACTAGCAGACGGGGAGAAGGTGTACGCCTGTATGACATTGTCGCCTGATTGGGACGTACAGAGACACGCAAATACGCATCTTAAAACCAACTTCTATGTCGGGCAGAAGGTTTTCATTATGCGTGATAACAAGATAGCTGAGAAGACGATTAAACGCATCATCATTGAGAAGAACGAAGACAAGGAAGTCTGCAAGCTTTTGCTAGGTTATGATAGTACATACACCAAGGGCGTAGACGTCTTTGCCACCAAGGAAGAACTTGTAGAAAGTCTGTTGAAGGAGTAAGTTTAACCCGAGGGAGAGAAATCTCCCTCATAAAACATTTCGAGTATGACTAATTCAGTTGTTAAAAATCTGTTGGCTAAAAAGGATTGGAGCAGAATCATTTTCCGCTTTCCAACATCAAGCTATACTCTGTTCAATAGCGACAGATACGAGATAGATAGTTTCTGTATATATATCCATGACGATACGTCCAGAGAGTACGAGGAAACGAAAGTCTTAGACATAGCAAGTCTGATTTCTATGGAGATTAAGAAGAAGAGTTTTGAAGATATTGTAGAGGATATGTAAGCAATATGACGATAATCATAAAATGTTTCAAGGGAGCCATCCATGTTGATAAGTTCGGACGAAGATACAGGGCACGTACAACGTTCATCATCAAGTAGACCTCATTTACTGAGAGGTTCTTTCTGCCGAACGGAATGCAAGTAGACAAGAGCACTTGTCTTGAGAAGATAAACGAGAAGAGAAAATAGTTGTTGTTGTTATATATAGGGCGAATGCGGTATTCAAGCCGCTACAGATGGTTGCAACGTACCATCCGCCCACCAAGTATTAATTTTAAAAGAAAGGATTTGATTATGAAGAAGTATGTAGTAGAAATCGTGGAGAGAATCACCTACAAGGTGGAGTATTCCGATATTACACCGGAATGCGCTGAACGTCTTGCAAGAGAAATGTACGATAGCGGACATCTTGAAGGCACAGGCGAGTTGGATAGTGTTTCGTTTGATGTAGAAGAGAAGGAGGGCGAGTAAGATGAAGAAACAGAAAGTATTTGTGTTGATTAAGCACGGAGCAGACAATCAAGATTATTCGGGCGTTAATGTTATCGGAGTTTACTCCACCAAGACCGCAGCCAAGGAGCGGATGGCAGAAGAGGAGTCTAATATCTTAGACTTCTACAAGGAGGAATATCCCGATAACTATGAAGTGTCTGAAGACAAGGGCGAATCATCATGGAGCTGCTCATGCAAGGATAGTATTATGTTTGATGAGTTGTTAATAACAGAAAGTGAAATGGAATCATGATAAAGAAATTTCTATTCAACGAATTCGGTGTATGCACGAATCCTGATAAGACTGAAATCGGCAGCGGAATCCCCCATATCGAAATATCCACAGCTTATGTTAGAGGAAAGTGGACGTATGGTGTGATGTACATGCTAGCAGATAGAGGAGGGGCGTTTGGAACTAACCTCAGCAACACAAATTGGTTCAAGACACAGGAAGATGCCATTGAGCATGCTTTGAATTGGGCAAAACATTGGCTTAACGTACAGATAGAGCAAGAGCGCAACCGGAATAGTTCTGTTTGTAAGAGCGCAGCTAAGATACTGAAGGAGATAGAAAAGTTACTCCCGAAGAAGAGATATGTACAACTAGAATTATTTGAGTTTTAAGAATATGAACAAGCAAGAATTTATCTTCGTCTTCCCTCAGTCGGGGGAGACGATAACTAAGAAAATGAATCCTTTGGCGGTGAAGGATGCAGCCGTGAAGTATCTGAAAATGCAGAACGAGGTAAGAGGAGACATCTGTATCATCAAGAACGCCCATGAAGATGTTGTGGCCATGGCCTACGTGAGCGACATGATGAAGGTTTCCTTCTTCACCGAGGATGAAAGTGTGAACGACATCAAACCGATAGGAGTAATCGAGGAAGGAGGGGAGAAATGAGCGAAATCATTTTCAAGGCAATACGAGTAAGAACAGGTGCGTGGGTTGATTGTTCCCCTACTATCAGAAATAGCGAAGTTTTTTCTAGCCATAAAGAACTTGGCGTAATAAACTCATATTTGATAGACACCGACACCCTCTGCCAATTTACAGGTGCATGCGATTGTGACGGATTTCCTATCTATGAGCATGATTTGCTCAGACAATACGAGGATACAGGCAGCATCTATGAAGTAGTTTGGAATCAAGGCAACACTAGTTTTAGTTTGGTCGATACAGAACACCCTGTTCTCTACCCAAATACTTTAGGGAGAATGTTACGTAATAGGCACCTAAAAGTTATCGGCAATAAATTCGAGAAGAAAGGAGGTAAAGCATGAAAACAAGACTAGCAGAAAAGATACTTCTCGGACCCGACAAGGGTAAAAATATGTATTGGCTGAAACGAGTGATTAAAACTTCTTTTGGTTGGAAAGAAGACCACAGAGTTGTGAAAGCACTTCAAATTTATCATCGCAAGAGAAGAAGAAAGGGGGTAAGCCATGAGTAAACAGGAATGGTTCGTGCTCTTTATCTTCTTATTCACGATACTGATGGCAATATTAGGTTGAGGATATGGAAAAGGCAAGAATCATAATCTACGATGATTGGGCGATACTCGATGAGACAGAGACCTTCTTCAAGGATAAGCCCTATCTTATCGGCATCGTCAAATCTACCCTTCGGCAGACGCCCGATGCGGTAATTGCTGAAGTTTGGGTAAATGACCGGCTGAAAATGAAGTTCCGCATCAATAGCAAGGGCAAGGTTCAGCAATGCAAGGTCAGTCAGCATCCAGGGTGGGGTGGCCGCAGAGAGCGAGCCGGAGCACCGAGCAAGGGCGCAGCTGCACTCATCTATAGGGTTGTGACGCATGTAAACGAAGAAACGTTTGAGTTTTGTGAATCCCTAGGACGCAACAAAGGCGCATGGCTCAGACAGGCTATAGCCGAGAAACGAGAACGTGAAGACAAGGAAAAAGCAGGGCACTAGGCTCTGCTTTTTCTGTTACCATGTTATCATTCTGTCGTATTGCCTACGCCACATATAGGCAAGTTGTTTCTTATATTCTTTTATAATTTTAAAACGTGCCTTTTGTTTCCACTTGGTACGTTTACCTAATATCACATACTTAACATACTCTGTATAGATGTATGCATGACCAACGGCTGTGTCCTTCTCTTCAGCCTTTGGGTATACTCGTCTTTCCACACCATACTTCATAGCCTTCTTTAGCTTGCGAGGAATGCGAGGCTTGAAAAATCTTAAGAACCTTCTATTCATGCTTACCTCGCTTTCTTCTTGACTTTGTCCGGATAGGAAAGTGATTTTGTATTCGCCCATCCATATTAACAAAGCAGTAGTCTATCCATTTAGTACTATAATCACCAAGCAAAGACTTCAACGAATACCTGATTATCTTAGCCTTTCGCCTAAACCTGTAACCTTGACTTTCCCAATACGGACGAGCCTTCTTCATTTGCTTTTTAGCTTTTCTAATACTAGTCATACGCTACTCCTTTTTGTTCTTCAAAATAGAATACGATAGGCTTATTGAAAGAAGGAGTAAGCAGACCATAAGCGATACTCATAATTACTTGGAACTTTGCAGCACCTCTAAGCAAACCTTCAGCCTGTTCCTTTATAGCTTCACGGAATTGTTCGATACTCATATCACGCTTTCTAAAGTTACATGCTCGACAAGAAGGCATGTAATTCTCCATGCTATCATTACCATGAGAAACGACATACTTACCTTCCTTATCACTCCAACGAGGGTAACCGCCACGATTCTTAGGAACGAAATGGTCTACTTGCATATCTTCAAGCTTTATTTCTTTTCCGCAGTATGCGCAATGGTGCCCGTACTTTTCCCACACCTTAATTCTATCTTCCTTTTTCATAACTAATGTTCTATTACTTCCAAATACTTCAACTTTGCGAATCGGTAAGAGTTATATGTTTCGCCAAGCGTTTTATACACTTTAGATGTAAAGTATAGAATGCAGCCAGTATAATCATTAAAACCTAAGATGATATACTTATCTTCAATATACCCTGCTACATATGCGCCAATATCCTTTCCCTTATAAAGAACTCGCTTACCTAGATGAGCATTATAAAAATCCTTGTTTGTCATACGCTACTTAAATTTAATGATAAAAAACTAAGTATCAAGCCATTTGTCGGGACATAAGCCTTTCTTAGGCTTGCCGATGGTGATACTCTCAATCTCCTTCTCAATTCGTGGACTATCCTTGCGGTAGCCGTTGATGAAGAGGACATGAGTGTATGGTTTGTATTCCAGCTTGCCTATCACGCGACAATAACCGAACTAACGCTAATCTTGTCATCCTTGCGCATGAAGGAGGCAACTGCATAATAATATCTTTCAACTTCCATAAGCTATAAATTTTAACGACGAACTCTTTTTCTGAACTCAACAAGCGTAGTTGGATATTTCGCTTTCGTCTTGTGATAATGCCTGTAGCGGTGAATCTTCCAAAAAGAATTTACGAAGTCCTTACATTTCTTGAAGGTGTAGCAACAAGTACAATCCTTACATCTACCTGTCGAATGCGTCCAGCAGTATGCAAAAATGAGACGCTCTTTTATAAAACTTCCCATAAGCCTACCACTTCTTTTTCGTTGTATTGATGATAGAATTAGCCAACTCGATAGCATGCTTAGGTTTGAAAAATCGATTGTTCAAATCATCATGCAACTCTTCTGCCAATTTCCGTATATTAGGGAGCAGATTCAGAATGCGAAGTTTTTCAGATTCGAAATCACACTCCTTGCGATGATAATCCTCTTCCAAGTCACTTGTCTTCTTTTCGTACACCTTCTTGAGTTCAGCCTTCCATCCGTTGTACTCGTTGTCAAGCTTATTCTTCTTGTCGGCATAGGCTTGTTTTTCTAAGTTTCTGTCGTGGATGCTACGATTAATCTCATCTTGCATAGCCTGTTCGACCTTCAAGCGAACGTCCTCGAAGTTAACATAGGACTCAGAAGATTCAAGGACGCGTCTGTTCTCATTGTACTTATCATCCTCTGTTGGCTGATGAAAAAACATATCACCATAGAGACTTCTTTTATAGAAGAATCGTTCACTAACAACCGTCTCCTTGCGAAGAATCACCTTTGTACCCTGCTTTAAGGAATCATTCAACTTCTTCAACTCCTTGACCTGCTCTTCTAACTCTGAGTTGCGCTTACGTATAGCATCGTACTCAGACAAATCTACATTTACTACTGCCATAATCTATAATTTTTCTAATTCTTCCTGTTAAGTCATTAATACTCTTCTCTATGCTGGCGATAGCCATCGCTTTCAATCCTTCGATAACGCCATCGTCGAAGATGTTACTTATATCTCGAATATCCGAAGAATGACCGAACCTATCTTCAAGATTAACTCTTAAATCCACATAACAGCTATTTGCGAACTTCAAAAGTTTTCTTTTATCATCAAGGATTTTCTTCAGCCCAATAGCTTTATTTAAATCTTCTTCTTTCATACGCTATGTATTTTTAATGTCTTTTTGTCTTTTCTATGTTGTATTGGTCGCAAATATCACAATAAGCACCATACGCCAGTTGGTCTGCCAATTCGTTATAAGTATTCCCATCGTGACCTTTTACCCAATGGAAACGAACTCCTCCAACATGAGCAACACACTTCTTATACAACTCGTACAAATCCGGATTTTTCTTTGGTTTGTATGATTTAGAAAGAACCAATATGCAATACTGACTATCGGTGTAGATGTCAATAAAGGCACCATCCGGACAGGCATTTACTGCACTTATAATTGCAAGAAGTTCCATGCGATTATTTGAAGTGTTCAGCTGACCATGATTTTTCATCTTTGCAATCTCGCCATCTTTGAGGATAACGTAAGCTGAGCCACCGGCACGTTCTTTTGAAAGGTTGTCACAGGATCCGTCTGTATAGGCAACATAGTGAAGACCATTGTCCGGAAACTCCTCATCTATCTCATTGATGATAGTTCTTTCTTTTGCGCCTTTTTTAATGTCAGACTTAGTTTTTCCAAATCTTTTCATAACAATCGCATTTCGAGAATTTACCATTGCTTTCCAATCTTTTGGAGATTCGCCATTATTCTTTAACCAATGGGTTTTCTCCATTTCAGCCCAAAGTTCATTAGACCAATCATCCCATCCTCTACCTTTTGCGTAAGCATCAAACTCTTCACGCGTAGGTACGCACACGCTAGGTTGTTTATAATTAATTTTATTCATAACGATATATTTAATTTATTATTTTCTCTTAAAAATGGAGGCAACTAGCAGAATGGCTTGACCCTTCGAAAGCCCCTTACCCACGCATTAACGTGAGCAGGTGGCAAGTTGAAGTATAACCCCGTCAGGAATTCCACAACACACCACCTCTAAGTAACCATGATGATGCAGCACAGTTATCAGCGTTACTGCTGCTCCTCCAGCCTTCTGTGCTTGACTAGCCCTGCTGTTCGCCATGAGGTTTCCACCTTGCGGATTTATCGTCTGCCGATGCGGTGCGTTGGCTTGCGTTTCTTCTCGGTTCGACTAGTCTTGCAACTAAGGAATACAAAAACTCCCCAAAGTTGTGTTGCGACCAACTAAGGGGAGTGCAATATATCGTTACCTATTGAAGGCTACAATAAATCTATGTCTTCTTGTGTCAATCGCAACTTGACGAGTGCAAAAGTAAGAAAAGTATTTGAAACTGCCAAATTTCAACTTTTGCAAAATATAGTTAAAAAGTAATTAAAAATTTGTGTTATAAAAATGTTATCACTATCTTTGCATCCGAAAGATAAGTGGCTGATATAGACAGATTTGTGAGAAATTGGTTGTGACCCCAACGGAATCACTATAATAAGCAAAATGAAACTTATTTGTACAAAATTAGCATGGGAGAACAATGGTAGTAAGTTGCTTATTTATAGGCGCTTACCTCTGTTGTTCTTTTTTGTTTTTAAATATATTTTATCACTTATTCCTCTTTTATGTACTCTTTTCGTAATTAGTTGTTAATCAATATGTTATGAATTTGACGTATTGAGAAATCATCCATGTGTGTTACAAATGTGTTATCAATTTATTTTTCTGATGAAACTCCTTTCTTGTCTTAACCATTGCTTCTGTAGCCCTATCGTGGGTTTCTATCAGCAGTGGACTCTTGTGATATTGCACAATCTTGACCACGACTGAGTTGTGCCTTTTCTTTTCCTCGATACATTGAATGATCAAGTCCGGATTAGCCGACTTTGATGTTGGAGTCTTGTCAAAGTTCTGAATATAGGCAGCGTTGGTCAGGAAGAGAATGTCGGAACCTTCCGGTATTTCCTGCATAACCTTCACCATAAGGGTTAGCATCATGCGGAACTCAGTGGTGTGTAGGTCGCTGATTACATCACAGCTGATGATGTTGCCGTTATGCTCAATCACAACGGCAGCACCACCAGCTCGCTCTTTATGGCCATAATCACATGAGCCACCTATCCAAACGTAATATGTATATGCATCTTGTATCATAATTATTTACCATCCAATCTCTATATACATCTCGAATTATAGAGATAATCCCATACTTCCTGAGCAGGTCTTTTCAATCTGATGATGGGATCAATGAAAAATAACTTTCCATTTCGTCGCAAAGAACATTGTCACTAAGATTCGAAATATCCGTTATTGCCAAATATTCATTACCATAGAAATACTTGTCTTCCTTAGTTAATCCCAATACATTTCGGAGATAGTCATCTATCATTTTTGGGGTAGGAACTCTAAACATAGATGATATGTTCTTTTGCTGCAAGACGATTCTGATTCCTTTATTATCTTCTGAAATTCCGATGAACCTGTACTGGTACCAGGAAATAACATGTTGTGTATCAGATGCTCGTAGATAATATCCTCCGGATGAGATTGTTCTAAAGGAGCCTTGGAAAATGGAGATTTCATCTTTGTGAAGACACTTCCGTCCTTGCTCAAAAAGACAATACTTTCCCCTGTTGGAATCATCCGTCGATTGCCGAATTTATCCCAATCTGCCATATTTCATCTCCACGCCCACCTTATCATACTGCTAGCGCTAGCCGGTTGGTGGCTCAGTAAATGTGATGCGAACTGCAGCCGTGCGTAAAAGGGAACGTGCGATGCTCTGGTCGAAAGCATGGCTAGGATCCCTGTAAGAGTGATTTTTGGCTGTTTCATATTTTTACATTTCCCGTTCTCTTCAGTACGCCCCACTGCTGCAGTTCTCCCTTGATGGCCTTGAAATAACTCTTGAAAATCACATAGTACATGATCCAGCGATAGAAGAAGCGCTGCGGTATAATCCATAACAACGTCCACAACGATTCCCTTTCCACGATGAAGGCCATGATGGATACGCTTGCATCTACAATCAGGAAAATCAGATAGTAGATGAATATCTGCCAGGCATTGCCCGAGAACAGTCCTGCCAGCATCAGAACGTCGGCTATCGGCGAGAATGTAGGGATGATGTACTGGAACACGAGCATATTAGGCAAAGCCCACAAGCCGAATCCCTTATAACGGCTGCGGAAGAGGTTGCGACGATGTTTCCAGAAAGTCTGCATCACACCGAAACACCAGCGGGTGCGCTGCTTTACAAACTGTCTGATATTTTCGGGTGCTTCGGTCATTGCTACAGCATGGTTTTCGTTCTCGATAACATAGCCTGCCTCGATGATGCGCATCGTCAGGTCGCAGTCTTCAGCAAGAGTGTCGGTTGTGAAATATCCAGCTTTCTCCATAGCTTCCTTGCGGAACGCTCCGATGGCACCAGGCACCACGGTGATGGCGTTGATGGCAGAGTAGGCCATTCTGTCGAAGTTCTGAGAAGTGATATACTCTATTGCCTGCCAGTTGGTGAGCATGTTGCGGCAGTTGCCCACCTTCACGTTGCCGGCAACGGCTCCCACACGTTTCTCCTTGTCGGCAGCAAAGTGTCTCATCAGCTTGCTCAAGGCATCGTGGCGCAGTTGCGTATCAGCATCTATACATACCACGAAGTCGGCATCTGTGTGGCTCAATCCGAAGTTCAGGGCTGCCGCCTTGCCTCCATTAGGCTTGGTGAAGATTGCCACCTTCGGATGATTGCCGAATTTCTCTTTTAGTCTTGCAAGAGTATGGTCTTTGCTTCCATCGTCCACGGCTACGATATCGAACAACGGGTAATCTTGCTCAATCAGATTGTAAATCGTGTTTACTACGTTTACCTCCTCGTTATAGGCTGGTACAATAATGGAAACCTTAGGCATGTTCTCCTTGCCGAGATTATCATAATTGCGTCTGCGTTCTATTCGTTTTTCCTTGATGACAAGACCATACATGAATATGAGACGCATAAATCCGAGGACGAGGAATACGAGGAAGAGTGCGGTGATGAAATCGCTCAGATGGTAGATGAATTCTGCCAGTGTGAGGTTCATCTGCATTGCATAGTAAGCCTTTCCTTTCTGTATCGTAGGCATCAGCGTTTCGCGTTTCATCCCCAGATATTCCTCCAGCGAGATGAAGCGATAGCCTTCTTTCTGCAGGGTGGTGATGATGCGCGGCAGGGCCTGTATGGTTGCCTTGCGGGTGATACCGCCAGCATCGTGGAGCAGGATGATGTGACCGTCTTCGTGGTGTACGCCATCGGTAACACGCTGGTAAATCTGGTCGGCTGTTACGCCCGGCTTCCAATCGTTAGGGTCGATGCTTTCGCCAACCATCAGGTAGTTGCGGCGTGAAGCAAGAATCATCGGCTCTATTTCCTCATGCTGGGTTGGGTCGCTGTCGGCGTTGTATGGGGCACGAAACAGGATGGTGCTGTGCCCGGTTATGCTCTCTATCAGCATTCGCGTGAGCTTCAGCTCTGCATAGGTGCGGTCGTCGGAGTTCTCTATCACGTTGTGATGGGTAAAGGTGTGGTTGCCGATGGTGTGCCCGGCTTCATACACCTTCCTCACAAGGGGCAGGTTCTTCTCTATCTGCAGACCTACCATGAAGAATGCTGCAGGTACGTGGTGTTCCTTCAGAATACTGAGCACCTGGGGAGTCCATTTGCTGTCAGGACCGTCATCGAAGGTGATAACGAGGTCTTTGGCGTGGCAGCGACCGATTTTTGTTACAGTATAATTGGATGGCAGTTTGCGGTATATTTCATTGGCAACAAGTCCGTCATCCTTGTCTTTCACGATGGATATGTAGCCTGGCTGCGGTTCCGACTCCACCTGCAGCACCTCTCCGTTGCCCACGAAATTCACATCGTCCAGACTTCTTATCTGGAGCAGCTTCTGCAGGTTCCAGTTGGAGGTGTTTTCGTAACTCATGTCCTTGCCGTAGAAGTTCCATATACGGGAATCTTCTGTGCCCAGTCGCCACACGCTGAATCCGGCAAGATGGTATTCTGCCCCGAAGCGCATGATATTATAGGAGGTGGCAGCATCAGTGAGATAAACCTGATGGAGCTTGTTGTTGTCATCTATATATGAGAAGTTCAGATTGTATGAATCTTCGTTGAAGTCTATCGGAGCACCAGCGTTCAAAGCAGAGGCTACGGCTTGGTTGAAGGTTACGGTTTCTCCCTGTTTCTCCTCGCACCAGTCGTAGCCATAGGCTGCCAGTCCCAGAACGAGCTTATCGTTGGGAATATTGCGTGCCGCCCAGTCGGTGGCACGTTCTACAAACTGCTGTGAGCATACGTCGCCCGGCTTGCTTGCCGAGTTGTGCTCGTCGTACGCCATCAGGAAGAGATAGTCGTTGTACTTGGCGAGCTGCTCCATGTCGTAGTCTTCATTGAATGGAGCTACATCCTGAGTAACATAGAGTCCTTCCTTATGGAAGACTGCCGACAGTTCGCTCACAAAGGTGGTGAGCAGGGCGTTGTCGTTTATCTGCAGGTCTTCCAGGTCAATGTTGATTCCGCAGAAATTGTACTTACGGCAGGCAGCGAGAAGTTTTTCCGTAAACAGTTTTCTCTTGCCTGCATCCTTCATGATGCTGCCGATGGCTTCGCTTCTGAAGTCTTCGCCATAGTTGTTGGTAAGCATCGCCATTACGGGCACGCCTGCCTTCTGCGCCAGGCGAAGGGCTTTCTTATCTACCTGAGTATTGAGCACTCCGGTTTTCGGATTGATGAACAGCCATTCGCCCATGAGCAGGTTGATGTGACTGATGTTGCGCTTCAGTGAAAGCAGCGATCGCTTGTCCCAGTTTACATACCATGCAGCTCGGATTCCCATGCGCGGATTGTTCCACTCTCTGAGATATTTCTCGGTGAGTTGGCCACTTTTTCCTGTAAAACGGGTCTTTCTTATCGAGGCCTCGGCATAGTTGGTGTGCATCTTCTTCTCGTGGAAGAAGCGGCGGAACGACTTGTATTCCTTTGCCGTCTCATTGTTGCGCATGAGTGGCTTTTCTGCGGTCATCACCTTGTGATAGTCGTGCACGAAGGGAATCTTCGGACTGCCTTCCAATGCGAATAAAGTTAGAAATACGATGATGAACAATACGATGATTGCCCCGATAACTCTCATGCTCCACTGGAACTTTTTCCAGCGAGAACGTGAGTCTGTTTGAAAAATCTGCTTATCCATATCCTGAATATATTTTGAAACACACTTTTTTTTATGCTATAAATCCATTATCTGGTCATCCGTCTTCTGGACGATACGTCTGCTGCTTCTGTTACGATGGTTGATGATGAGCGGCACACGTTCCACTGCTACCATAGATGTGTCAAGACCCAATGCCTTCGGCTCGTCAATGCCAATCTTGCTGATGAGAGCGTAGATACTCATCAGTAAATTCTGTTGACGGTTACAAGAACTCTCCGGGTAATAAACGCGGTGGATAATGATGAATCGGAAGTCACCAGAAATTCCGTTTTTCCGCAGAGAAGGATATGTACTTCTCAAATCTACCTTACCGTCGGCCACCAGGTCTTCCACAACTTGTCGCAAATAGAGACTTACCCGAGGTTCTATGCGGAAACCTATGTGCATAGTTACACTGTAGAGAGTGTCAGGCACCAGGGTTTCGCAACTGTATTCCAGCGTGTCAGGAGTGTCCACAAACTCCATGTTTATAAGCCAGTAATGGTCAGCTCGTTTCGGCTGCTTGTTGATGATGGAGTAGAGCAGTTTATCATCCACGGTGCCTTCCTTATCGGCATGATTTACGTAGACAAGATTGGATGCGTATTTAGGGATGCTCTCGTCGGTCTTGATGTCGGAAATAATCTTGTAATACTCATCCAGCGGTTTAGAGCTGATGTATTGGCGGCGTATCTTCATGGCGCGAACCCACACATACATCATCAGAAACAGAATTCCGCCTATAAGCATCGTACACCATCCTCCTGCGAGAAACTTTGATAGATTGGCTGCAAGGAAGACTCCTTCGATGGAGCAGTATGCGCCCATAAACATCAGCGTGAAGAGGCGAGCTACCCCCTTGGTTCTCAGGTAGAAACCAAGCAGCAGGGTAGTCATCAGCATCGTGATGGTAATGGCGAGACCATAGGCTGCCTCCATGTGCGAGGAGTCGCGAAACAGCAGGATGATGAGAACCACACCGATGTACATGGCAAGGTTAATCATCGGGATAAACAGCTGTCCCTTTACATGGGTAGGGTGCTTGATTCGCATGCGCGGCCAGAAATGCAGGTTCATAGCTTCGCTCAGTATGGAGAAAGTTCCACTGATGAGTGCCTGACTCGCCACGATGGCTGCACCCGTGGCCATGATGACGGCGAAAATCAGCATGCTCTGCGGCATGATGGAGTAGAACGGATTGACTGACAAAGCTTTATCCACATGGTTCAGTATCCATGCTCCCTGTCCCAGATAGTTGAGAATGAGCATGGTCTTTACAAACGCCCAGCTGATAGTGATGTTCTTTCTGCCACAGTGACCCAGGTCGGAATAAAGCGCCTCTGCACCAGTAGTACAGAGGAAAACCGCTCCTAGAATCAAGAACCATTCTGGTGATTTTGCCAAAAGGATGATGGCATAATAAGGATTGAAAGCCTTCAGTATCAGCGGAGAAGAAGCGATATTGAAAGCTCCCACCACACCCAGCAGCAGGAACCAAAGCAGCATGAAAACTCCAAACGACTTGCCTATGCTTTCTGTGCCAAACTGCTGCACGAAGAAGATGACGCTGATGATGGCAAGTGTGATGGGAATGACAGGCAGATGCGGACTGATGGTTTCGAGTCCTTCTATGGCTGTGGTAACCGTGATTGCAGGGGTGATGATTCCGTCTGCCAGCAGCGTACTGGCACCAATGATGGCCAGAATGTAAATCCATCTTCTCTTATGCTTGCGCAACAGAGCGTAGAGGGCGAGTATGCCTCCTTCGCCATTGTTGTCAGCACGTAGTGCCACACATACATATTTAAAGGTGGTTTGAAGGGTGAGTGTCCAGATTATGCAGGACAGTGCGCCCAGAATGGTACTTTCGTTGATAGCTTCTCCTGTGTGGAGAATTGCCTTCATCACATAGAGTGGTGAAGTACCGATGTCCCCGAACACGATGCCCAAAGTGATGAGCAATCCCCAAAAGCCTACTTGATGTGTGCAGATTGCTGCACTTTTTATATTTTCTCTCATATTTTATGAGTTATCCTTATTAAAAATTGCGTGCAAAGGTATAAACATACGAGTTAATAGCCGATTTTTTTAACAAGATTTACTGGATTTAACATACATTGCAACTACTCAGCACCCCTATAGAAAACGTCTCGTTAATAAAGCATAAACTTGATTTTGCTTATTTTCATCATCATTACAAACTCTTTAATGATTGAGTCGGTGAGGACGTAGGTTGTTTAAAGATGGTTGCCAAGCCTCTGTGTCCCTATTCTTAAAAACTTATGACGCTTTTATGCAGAACTTATCCGGTGTCAGTTTGGCCTGGAAAGCTGCATACTGCTTATCCTGCATGGCGAACAGTCTTTCTTGAAGTGAAGTCATAAATT